CGCCTCACAGCAGGCACGTAGCTCAGTTGGTTAGAGCACCACCTTGACATGGTGGGGGTCGTTGGTTCGAGTCCAATCGCGCCTACCAAACAAAATCCGCTCTGCTGGGCGGTCTAGAGGGGTTACCAGAAATGGTAACCCCTTTTTGCTTTTTCCCTTTGGGCAAACTTTGGGAATATTTTGGGCAAACGACCACCGCACTACACCTTCAGGTCGGCTTTGACCTTCATGTAAACCACCGCGTCTTCGCCGTGCCCCGCCTGGTAGTGCTCCGTCATCTTCACGTCCGCGTGCCCCATCAATCCCTGAATGTATTCCTGGTCGAAACCCTGTTGTTCGTACAGCCAGGCGCCCAGTGCACGGATCTCGTGAAAGGTGGGGCGTTCGCCGGCCGGGATGTCGGCGTAAGCCTGTGAGTCATCCCGCGCCTGGGCGAAGGACTTGGTCAGGTAGTCCGCCGTCACCGCGTTCCAATGCAGCTTGGCATCCAACTGGGTGCGCTTGCGGGCTTTGGGCGAGTAGTGGATCAGGTACGGGCAGACGACCGGCGACTTCATGCACTCCATCACCACCTCCCGCAGCGCCTGGCCCATCACAATCTCCAGGTGCACGGGCTTCTCGTAGTTCTGCGTCTTCCCGGGCGACACCTTTATGGTGTTCTGCTCGAGGTCCACTGCCGATTTCGGCCACACCACGATATCTTCCCGCCGCTGAAGACTCAGCAACCCCAGCCGAATGGCGCGCTTTAGCCAGATCGGCGTCCCCACGTACTCCAGAATCTTGTTCAAACCCTCGACCGTGTGGCGCTGGCGCTTCTTCTCCGCCTCCTTTTTCACGAGGGTCAACTCGGCTGAGTTGCGTTCGCACAGGCCCTTGGCCACGGCGAAAGCGAACACCTGGACCAGCAGGCCCCGGTGCTTGGTGTAGGCGTTGTTCTCGAACCCGTCCAGGTAATCGGCGATCGTCAGCACATCCAGCTGACCCATCATCAGGTCACCCAGGTCCTCACGGTACCGGGCCAGTTTGAATTTGATTTCCTTCAAGGTGCTGGCGGCGTAAGTCCTGATAGGCAGCCATTCCTTTTCGAAGCGATCAAGGCAGCCGCTGAACTTCGGCGCCGCATCACCGGTGATCATCGCCAGCAAGGAGCCGTCATCGGCCAGCAGCGGCAGAAGCTTGGCGTTGGCGGCGTTTGCCAGCTTGATGGCTTCCGCCATTGGCTTGTTGATGCTGGTCTTCTTGCCGGTGATCGGGTTTTTGTACTGCCAATATTTCCCGTTCGGGTACAAGTTGGCGGGCAGATCACGGTTCTTGACGGTCCTGGCGCGCGGGGGAGCCATCAGCCAACCTCCAGCATCTTGGCCAGCAGGGGATCATTCGACCCAATCATGGCCGCCTGCAGGTCCACAAAGTACATCCCGCCCTTCACCTCTCCAATCACTTCGCCTTCCTCAATCCATTTTTTCAATTGCTGCACGCTCGGCTTGCCGCCGGCGTAGCGCAGTTTCCTGTACTCGCTCACCTCCATCAGGCGCGGGAGCTTTACGGTAATCTGGGCAATGACTTTTGCCATGATGATGCTCCATGCCGCACGTGGCGGCAGAAGGTGGTTAATGGGCGAACTTGGCGAGTGCGACATCCGCGACCTTCATCGCTGCCTGGGCCTCGGTGACATAGGCAGGATCGAAACCACCACACAGATGGATGGTTGCCTGGCAGGCCCGCAGGTTCTCGCGAGTGAGCTTCAGCGCGTCGACAAGTTCTTCGCGGGCAGCGGCTTCGCCTCGGGCGATGTCCCAGAATCTTTGCTGCCATTGGCCGGGTGGCGGCGGGTTGCTGTTTTGCGCGCCGAACACCATCGCTCCGACAATCGAATCGCACAGGTCGCGCTTGTACGAGTTGTCGCCGTCGATGCTTGCGCCCATCCGGCGAAGGTTGTTCATGGTCGCGTCGAAGTCTTCGCGGGTGAACTCGACTACGTTTTTGCTGAGCGTTGTGATTTCAGCTTTCGCAGCGTTCAGCCGGTTCAGGTCGGCCTGCCAGCCGCAGCGTAGGTACTTCGCTTCCTCAGCGGTCTGCTCGGCCATGGTTTTCCAGTGTTCGACCGGCGACCAGGGGCTGACGATCACAATGCACTGAGCCAGCGGCACCAGTTCGTTTTGCCTAGCGACTAGGTCGTCAGCCTCTTCTTTACTGGCGACGGCATAGAGATCGTCGGGGCCTTGGGCGTGAACGGCGTACAGCACTTCAGTTTCATCGGGCATGCGGAATTCCTCGCCCACCGTTCACCGGCAGGCTGGTAGGTGGAAGAGGGTTATGCGGCTGGCGCTGAATCGTGAAACACGTCCATCTGCGCCGCGCCGTCGAGCCAGGCCGCCGAGATCCGGCGTTCGGCCATGGCTGCATATTCGGGATTGAGCTCACACAGGATCGATTTGCGACCTTCCTGCATCGCGACCACTGCTGTGGTACCGGCGCCGCCGAACGGGTCCAGTACCACACCGCCGCGGGGAGCCCCGGCCAGAACGCACGGCCGGATAAGGTCGGGTGGGAAGGTGGCGAAGTGAGCGTCCTTGAAACTGTGGGTTGCCACGGTCCACACGCTGCGCTTGTTCCTTGTCGCGGTGTCCCAGGTACTTTCCTTCCGGTCAGGGCGGTGCGTTCCCTTGTTCTGGCCGGGTATTACCTGCTCTCGCTTCGAGTCCTCGCGTTTGAAGCTGTCGCGCTTGGCTCTCTCTGCACCTTCTTTGTGAAAAGAGCCGTGGCCACCGTCACCTGTTGAGGTGTCCCACCCGCTCGGCACTGTCACGCGCTGCCGATTGCGTGTTTTCGCGTCGGTACCGTGACCCCAGCCAACGCCGTTGTTAGGCTTGGGAGGTGGCACGGTATTGCCAAGCGAAGTGCGCTTGCCGCCTTCTGCGTTATCGAAAGTGGAGCCGTTGACGTAGGCCCCGCCACGAAAGCCATTAGCGCTGCCTTTGCCCGTCAGGTTGGCGGGCTCCCGGATTGCTTCACTATCGTAGTAATACCGCCGAGACTTACTGAGCAAGAAAACGTACTCATGCGCCTTGGTGCACCGGTCGCGCGTTGATTCCGGCATCGGGTTTGGCTTGTGCCAGATGATGTCTTGACGCAGATACCAGCCGTCATCCTGAAGCGCAAAAGCAAGCCGCCACGGCATGCCCATCAGATCCTTATGCTTGAAGCCCACAGGGACCTGACTGGATCTCCTGGCGTTTGCCGTACGCACGGCGACGTGCGGTGCATCGGCGTTGTGTCCGCCAAGTCCGATGGGGCCGTTCGGCTTGCTGGCATAGCTGTCACCCATGTTTACCCAGACGGTGCCGTCGTTGCGGAGTACTCGACGCACCTCGCGAAACACTTCGACCAGGCGTCCGATGAACTCTGCTGGTGTTTCCTCCAGGCCGATTTGCCCGTCGACGCCGTAATCGCGCAGGCCGTAATAGGGCGGTGACGTCACGCAGGTGTGAACCGACTTGTCCGGCAGCATCCGCATCATGTCGATGCAGTCACCGACCAGTATGCGGTGTTGTTCTGTCATCGCCACGGCCCCCTGTAGATCAGGTAGGCCATGTAGAGCGGGGCGAATATCATGGGGTTACCTGCTGTGAGATGCGCCGCGCCCAGTTCACGTACGGGCCGTCTTCAGTGTCGAAGATCCCCAACAAGAACCACTCAGGCCCCGGCGACTCTGGCTCCCAGCCATTGCAATGTGCTTCACCGTTCTCGTAGGGGTGACCGTCGAGTTCGTCAAGCATGTGCCAGCCTTTCCGTTCCAGCTTCTGAGAGTCAGCCCAGGCTATGTACTTTGCCGGGTCTTCGTCACCGTCGAAGTCTGGGATGCCCGGGTGAGACCAGTAGCCATCCTCATCGCGCTTTACTTCAATGGGGCCGAAAGGTTTAGGGCGGTGTGTGGCGCATGGAATCACGTAGAGCACGTCGGAGTATTCGCCGCCGCCAGAGCTGAATTTCATCTGGCAGCCGCACTCGGCCGGCTCACCATTCACGAACGTTATCTTTTCTTCAGGCATGACTTCGTCCTTTCCGCTATAGCGGCTGACTTTGAAGGGATGAAAAGTGGTGTGAAAGGGATGTCAATTAGCTACCTTGTGCATCATCATCTCTAGCAGGGTGGGTATGTAGGGTGAATGAAATGAGCAAATTTGAGTTCTTAGAAGAGGTTGTTGGTATCAATGCTGATGGCAAGCGCTGCCATCCTTACAAGCACACTGTCAGTGGTGAGCCAGATAAATTTAGTTACAGCTTTGAGTCTCACAACAGGGATTTTAAGGCTGCAACCGCCGAGCAGTTAATAGCGCTGATCGAAGAAGGTGCGTTTAACGGAAAAGGCAAAATAAGGATGCTTCCGCCAGATAGTACAAACACAAAAAAAAATGGAGCAATGAGCGTGGCTTTCTATAAGGGCCAGCCGTTGTCGATGGCGAAAAAAATTGAGCGCAAGGTAGAAAATAGCGAGTCCACAGGACGTTACTGGTGGGTAAACCACAAGCAGACGTTCAAGTCTGAGTTCGAAGGCGGCTATATTTGGTCGCCTAAGACAAATAAAAATGGGGCTCGCAATAGCACTTACGATAATTTGACCCGGGTGAAACCCGGTGATGTTGTTGTGTCCTACGCTCACGGAGAGATCAAAGCCATTGGTGTTGCTAGCCAACACTATTCAGAGGCTCCGAAACCTGAAGAGTTTGGACTGGCGGGCGACAACTGGGCGAGCAGTGGGTGGTTGGTGCCCATCGAATGGACTGCACTATCGACTCCAATTTCACCTAAAGCTCATCTTGGAGAAATCCAGCCCCTGCTTCCGAAAAAGAGTTCCCCCCTACAAGCCAACGGTAATGGAAACCAGGGTTGTTACCTCGCGGCCATATCTCCGCTGTTAGGCGAGGTGATTCTCAACCTGATAGCTGATGGCGATTTTGACGTGCTGACTGCAAAGCAGTCTGCAGCCGTTTCCGGTGGGGAGGAGATGAAAGACCACGGCCGTTTGCCGGCAGAACAATTGCGACAAGTCACCCCCGAGTACATTTGGGAAGCGGTGCAAATCTTACTTCAAGGTACTCATGCCGATGGGTATAGACCCTCGGTTGACTATGACTTGTTGGCAGACGAAGGTGTGAGATTAGCGCCAAAGCAAGTGTTTGGCCTTGCAGCAACAGCAGCGCTAGGAAAGGACATCAAGCCAGTCCACTTCACTGGTGGTGTCGGTACCGTTTGCTTTGAACTGCTGGAGGCAGCAGGTTACAAGATTGTCCCAAAAGATGAGCAGGCTGAGCCGGTCGAAATACCAACTGACATTGAGGAGAGAGAGTGGGCAGAGGGCCAGGTCAAATTGGTATATCACCTGAAACGTGAACGCTCACCAGGTTTATCTAAAGCCAAGAAGGCCGCATTTACCAAAAAACATGGCCGGCTTTTCTGCGAAGAGTGCGGAACAGACCCTATCGAAGCCTACGGTGATTTTGGTGCGGCCTGTATCGAAGTCCATCATGATGCCATCCAGGTCGCCGATATGGGGGACGAGCACAAAACCACCCTCGACCAACTGCGTTGTTTGTGTGCGAATTGTCACCGCATAGTGCATCGCAGGCTGAAGTTAGAAGCTACTTCGCTCTTCGGAGATAGCCAAAGTCAAGGCACACTCGGGTCAGTCGCAACAACCTGATAGTCAGCCTCTGCGATCTCGCAGAAGAATGAGCAGGACGGAATTTTTTCGTAGCGGCGCACTGGGCCCTCGCTCAGTTCTCGCAGAGAGAAGCGGATATTTGTGGTTCGGTTCCGAAACAGATAGGAGCCTTCGCCCAGTTCATCCTGGATTAGGCATAGGGCTTCGAACTGCTTCGGGAAGTCTTCGCGGATCGCCCGGAAGTAACCTTCGCCGCCCTTCACGCAGCCGATGCAGTTCGCATTTTCGTACCCCATGCGGTACATCAGCGGCAGTTCAATGCCAGCGCGATGGATCATCGCCTTGCAATCCTCTTTGCCCAGGCCGCGCTCGATCAATGGAGCAATCACTGGGCGATCGGGGTTTCGATCGCGGAAGTCCTCTAGTCTGTCGGCTTCCTCGGCGGTGTACCCGAATACCATCACGTCTCCGGGTTCTTTCCAGGTATCGAGTAAACGGCGTTTCAGTAATTTTGTGCATGGCGCTCCGTTGCGCCCCTTCATGAATCGCTCACGTCGGAACACCTGGATGATGTCAGCGCCGTACTTCTCGTTCCGAAGCTGCACAATCTCCTGCCCGAACCACTTCTGGCAGTCCATCAGGAACCGGCGGTTATCCTCGTGCTCGTTCGCCAAGAACGCATTGATGATCTGCACGTCATGGCTTTCGCCGTACTGTGCCAGAGCCAATTTTGTGGCAACCGCTGAGGCAGCACCACAGCTGAACTGGCAAACGATTCGCGGTTGTTGTGCGGACATAGGGGATCCTCGCCGGTATAGTTCCGGGATCGACAGGGGAGTGGGTTATGAGCTGGGAAGTTGTTTCTGGTTGGATCGAAGGTCACCCAGGACTGGCGTCATGGGTTCAAGCATTCGGCTCAATCGCTGCTCTTGGTATTGCAATTTGGGTGGCATCTTCACAGCGCCGCGATCAGATGAAAGCGGCAGAAAAGACTGAACGAGATAAAGTTGATGCGCTGATAGCAGTTGTAGAGAGTGCTGCTATGTTCGTCACGGTCTTGGGGGTTGTTGTTCAGAAAAAACCCGGCGCTTTCGCATTCAAAGAAAGCTGGAGACTTGTTCATAGGCACTGGCTGGAATCGTCAATCCATTCATTGAGCCAGCTACCTGCGCATGAGCTTGGCAGGGGAAACATGGTTCGCGGCTACTTCGGCATCATGGCTGGGCTCAATGAGATCAGTCGGCTAATCAATGGCGCTGTGAGCGCAGATGCATTTCAAGAACGAGAATTTATTTTCATGTATGAAGAAGTTCTAAGTCAGGTGGAGATCGTGCAATCCATATGGAGGAGCTTTCAAAGCTGCGCGTTATCCAAAAAATAAATAGACGGTTGACCGAGCCATTGATTGCTACGCCTCGCCGGCTGGCGTGATTCGTTGAAGTGGGGTATTTGTGTTCGGCCCGGCATGGAGCCGGAGGGAGGAGTTAGCGATGTCAGAAGTAAAGTTGGCTGAAGATCGGCCCCGCAATTTCAAGTGGTCTTACAAAACCTATGCTGTCTCAATTGATTTTCAGTGGCAGGAGCCCGGTAAAACACCTTCCGGTGTATTGGTAAAAGTTGAGGATGTTGCCGCAGAGAAGTTCATGGGCACGCCAAGCTCAATCCCAAGAACGTGGAAAAGTTTCGAGGAGGCTGTCGAGGCTGGTAAAGATTTCGCTCGCGGCCTTATTGACCACAAGCCGCTTTCGGAGTGATTCGATGCTGGAAAGGTTGAAGGCTCGGGCTATTAGCGACTCTTCGGTGCAATGATCTCGTCACCCGGGTCGCACCTTAGTTCGTATATGCTCTCAACCCGAAATGCTCGCGACACCTTTTCGCTTGGTTCGTAAGGTGTCGTGACACAGCGCAGCATTGCGGCAGCAGTCTCAAAGTCCGCTGCGATCACGTTCCGCAGTAGGTTCTGATACACCTCCTGCTTGTTATTGAAGCCGTGCTCTTTCATCAAACGCTTGAGGTCCGGCTTGAACACGCCGGCCACCTCAACTGTAAACTTCTCGACTCCTAGCGCGGCTTTCTTGGCTGCGTCCTTCTCGCGCTTCCTGCGCTGTTTGATGGCTTCCGCTGTCGGCTCCTGCTGTTCCTCGGCCATGACCTGCCTCTTCAATTCCGTGGGCCGGTAGATCCAGCCATGTCTGTCGTCGGCGCTGGCGCACCTGGTTGCTGAGCCACTTCATGCTGCGACCTTCACCTGGTGCCAAGCGCCGGCGGCGTAGAACAACTTCGCGGCGAGTGCCTCATCAAGTGACACTTCCGTAGGAACGGCGATCCACCCCGATGCCACCAGGTGGCTCGGATTGCAGCTGTTTCGCAGCTCCAGGTAGTAATGCTCGATGGCATCCGTCAGGCGTTCCACTTTGTGGATGCCCTCCGGCGAGATCTCCACCGACTTGACGTACTCGACACCGCGCTCGTCTCGACACATGGCGCTGAGGTAGATCGTCCAGTGGTAGGAGAAGTCGAACAGGGCGTTGGCGATGGCCAGGCTCCGGATCTGCCGGCAGCTCTTCCAGTTCGCCATGATCTGCGCGCCGCTGGGGTCGATATTCACGACCGCTACGTGATTGGTTCGTAGCAATGCCCGGCAGCTTCGTTCAGCCCGGGCGAAGCCGTTGTTGGGCTTGCGCTTGCTCATAACGCCTCCGCGAGTTTCCGCAGCGCCTTGCGCTCAACCGCAGTGATGGCCGGGCGGCGGCGCTTGAGCACCGTTTCAGGATCGATTTTTGTGGAGCGCTCAGCCGGTGGTGGATTGATTTGAGCGGGCTCCGATCTGGAGAAGCGCCCGCCCGCGGCCATGTGCTGTTCGACCTGACTGGAAAGCTCCAGCGCTTTCTCGCGCCGGAACTCGATGTCGTATTTAAGGTTGCTGATCATGCGGCTACCTTCACCAGCCTCACGCCGGCCATGCTGAAGTTGGAACCCTGGTCCGCGACAAGTGCGTCGAGCGCTTCCCAGTTGACGGACAGGACCGACAGAGGGGCCTGGCCGTAAGCCACGGCTTTGACCAGCGCTTCCAGATCGAAGACTTCAGCCTGCAAATTCACAGGATGGGTGGCTGGTGCTGTCACCGGTTTGGATGCAGCCTGTTGAACCGCGCCGGCAGCTCTTACTGGCGCCGGCGTCACAGTAGGTGCGGATGTCACAACCGGCGCAGGCTCAACAACAACCGTGGCGGCCTGCTTCGCCTTGTCCTCTTCGGCGATCCGCTGCAGCCCCTCCTCACGAATCCGCTTACGAATGGCTTCGGCTTTCTCTTCCTCGGCTTTCTCATGTTCCGAGATCCGAAATTTGATCAACGTCACCAGGTCGTCATTGGCCTTCGTTACCAACTGCTGAATGTCGCTGAACAGGAAGGCATGGTCGGCGGCGAGCTCGGCCAAGCTGGTCAGGTTCAGACGAATGCAGTCAGCCGCCTGGCTGGCATCGATCTTCGCTCGGGCCAGCTCGGTATCAACGGCATCCTGCAGGCTGGCGATGGTGCGCTTGTTCTTCATGGCGCCCGCGAAGTCCGCAGTCGCCGTCGGCAGCGTCACTTTGCCCAGGGTCTTGTTGATCGCCGCGACGTGATCAGTCAGCGCCTGCTCGGCCTTCTGCTTGATGTTGGTCTTGACCAGCAACTCTTGAGCCTTCACCAGCTTGTCGACCTTCAGACGAGTTTCCCGGGCGTGCTTGCTGATGCGATCCAGCGAGCAGAACAGTTCGTCGATGGTCTGGGTTTGCGACAGCGCCTGCTTCTTTGCCGCCGTCACGGCGTCTTCAACATCGCTGCACCACTTCACGGCCTTTTTCGCATCCGCGAAGTCCTGGTCAGTGGCCAGTGTAGTTTTCACCGAGTCGATGACGGCCAGAGCCGATTCCTCAAACACTTTCAGGTTGCTGGCGGTAACCATGCCGGTCAGTTCAATGCGCAGCGCCGGCAGCTCGTCCGGGGCCTTGCCGACGACAATTGACGGTGCATCTGCCACTTCGTGACCTGCGAGATCCGCCTCGAACTGTTTCCAGCCTTCGACTAACTGCGCCGCACGGCCGGCGACCGGGCGATATTCCATGCTGACGAAGTTCTCGGCGGTGCCGTCGGAACAAACGAAGATCACGCGCTCGGCGCCGCTCACCAGAAGCTGCTGCTCGAGTTGCCAGTAGTAGTGCGGGGCCAGGTCTTCCGCCTTCACCTGAGCGACCAGCGATTCGTTCCAGAGCTTGTGCTCGAATAGCGTCTCACCGAGCATCGTCGCGCCGTCCATCGAGGCGAGCAGGTTGCCCTTGGTGCCTACGACCGGATACAGCTCTTCGCCGATTATCGCTTCCACCAGCGGCCGGGCCAGGGCCTCAGTGGCGTGCCCTCTGTCGAAGATATGCTGCTGCGACGGGGTCACGTCAGGCGCAATGCCGGTCTTCTTCAGGGTCAGCAGGTCGGTGCGGGTCTGATACTTCGAGGCGCCCATCATTGCTGGCGCTTCGGATGCGGTGAAATGCTGGGCGCGGAGGGCGTGCCACTCGGCGGAGCCTTGAGCTACGTTATGAATTTTCATGCGGATTCTCCGTCGAGGGCTTTGAGGTTGGTGATGGTTTCGATCTGGTCATCGCGCAGCGAGTATTTGCTGCTGACGTTGACGATGATGTGTTCCGGACTGGTGCGGCCGGCGTCGATCAGCGGCTGCCACTTTTCAATGTTTTCAGCCAACAGCTCGTCGGGATAAGGAGGCTTCGCGTCCTGATCTGGCTGGGCCTGCCGAGAGGGCGAGACATCCCTTGCGGCCTCCTCGAACGACTTGCCTTCCATTTCGTCGGCGGTGGGAGCCGATCCGACTTCGGGGAAGGCTTTGCGCAGAGCCTGGGCCTCGGCGCACTTGGCGAGCTGGGCAAAGGCCCGGCGCTTCCACATGGCGTTAGGTGCGATGGTGTCTTTGCCGGAGGTTGCGTAGTTCTCCAGCCAGCGCTCGCTGGCAGTAAACTCGGCGACGAGCCCGTTCGACATCTGGCGCTTTACTGTCACCCGGCACCACTCTGGGTAGGTGACTTCAACGCCCGCCAGCTTTGTGGTGATCGATGGCCCGAACTCAGGGTCGCTGATGCCGGCGTATTGTCCGGTGCGCGCCGCCTGAATTCGGTAGAGGCCAATCCCCGGCATCACCACGTCGACCATCCCGCGGCCTTTCTGGTAAACCGGAACGATGTGGACCGGCTTCAGCATTGGGTCCAGGTGCGCGGCCTGGCAGTAGGCCAAGACCATTACGACCGAGTTATGCGCGGCGCCCGGGTACAGGCTGCCACTCAAAACCTCGACCAGTGCTGCCTCGGACATGGCCGGCGCGTGGTCGACCTGTTTCATTACTGCGGACATGGGGAATCCTTGCCGCGATGCACGCAGCGATTGAAGGTGTGGGTTATTGAGTGAGTTGGCCGGAGTAGGCGCTTGCCAGCATCCAGGCAGTGAAGAGCAGAAGGGCAATGGCGGATCCGCGCCAGGTGTAGAGGCGCTTTGCGCGTTGGTAGGGAGTCATGGCCGCGGCCTCACGGCAATCCGCCCGGTCTTGATGGCCGCCACAAGTTGCGGCGGCAGGGCAGAGACCGGCAATTCACGGGGAAGGCCTGCGCCGATGACCGCCAGACTTCGCTCGATCTCGTCGAGCTGCTCGTCGATCAGCGTTTTAACCGGTGGCGTACTCATGCGAACTCCTTGCGCTGCCTGCAATGCTTCAGCAGGCGCTGACAGTAGTGGCTGAATTCTTCGAGGGTGATCAACTGATCCGTCATCAGGTTGGTGATGATCTGCTGAACCAGAATGCTGTTGCCGGGCGGGCTGTCGGGATGCGCAAGGCTATCCAGCGATTCGTCGATGAGGATGTGCGGGCTCATCAGTCGACATCCTCCCGCGCTTGCTCCACGGCCAGATCAAACCAAGGCTCGACCAGTTCCAGGGCGATGTCCTGAAGGTCGTGCGGGCCGAGTAGTTTTTCCGCGGAGCCCCTGACGTTGCCGCCCTTGATCGCAGCGATGACCAGCTGGGCAAAGAGGTCTTCGTCGTCCTCCCCGTCGATCTGGCGCTGATTCAGCTGCGCCTGAATCTTGCCGAGGAACTCCGCGTACCCGATCACCTTCGTTTGGCTGCGAGTGCGAATCACAACGTCACAGCCCAGCACCAGTTGCTCTGCGGCGTTGTATGACCAATTGTCTGCGGACTCATCACGCGCTGAGGTGTCATCAGGGGTCATGTGGTCCCAGCGGGACTGTGCTGCTGCGAGTGCGTTCATGGTCGCCTCCAGAGTGGCGGGTTACTCGGTGAGCGGGGCGGGGAGTGGCTGCCAATGGGTCACTTCGTCGCCAGCAGTCAGCACCTGGTGCCAAGCGGTGTCGTACTCAGGATCATCGCGAAGCACGTACCAGCCAGTGACGTAGATCCGACCTTCTTCGTCAGCGTCGTCTTCCTCGCTGTAAAGCTCCTTGTTTTGCAGGAAGCTCGCGGCAAACACATAGGGCTTGCCATCGCTTGCCCGCTTCACCGCGACGATTACTTCTTCGTCAGAATCGTCAAGTTGCTCTGGCAGCCTGTCGCTGCACTTGATCCAATCGCTCATGGCGACCTCCAGCGTTTGGGGTTAGACAGTGGCTTTGGCGATTGCGGCTTCTGCGTCAGCCAGGGCGGCGTGGTACTTGCAGAGGTGTGCGGCGCCGATCTTGGCCAGGCCAACCAAGTTGATCAGGCTTTCCAGCAGATCCGGCGCCGCGACGATCATCTTGGCATCTGACTCGGTCGCTACAAGGTCGCCTTGGTAGTGCGGACCGTCGACTGGGGCGCCCAGCGAAAGCCAAATAGAGCCATCGTTACGGACGCCGTAGTTCCACGGCCTAGGCGTGTGCTTCGTTTCCATGACTCTCTCCATTCGTGGGCTCACCTGTATTCGTCAACACTCATGCCTTCCGCTGGTTGCCGTTGGGCGCGGGGTGAGTGCTGACGGGTAAATTGAATTTGGTTAGGTGGCAGCCATTGAGGTTGCTTTGCGTCCCGATTGCAGATCGCTGGCGTGGGCGCTGTACTTCCTGGCATTGCATTCGTAATACTCTTGCAGGGTGCGAAGAGCGCGAGCGAGAGTTCCATCATTTGCGGTGTGAAGCCAAGGCGATCTAGTTCCGTAGCCGGCACTTTTGACTTGATAACTCGTGCCGTGATCATCCTCACGCCGCTCTACGTACAGAGTCGAAAGTCGGTTTGAGCCGCTGCTTTGGATTCCGGTCGCGATAAACACGATGTCCGAATCCTTGCCTTTGTGGATGGTCCAGCTGTATCCGGGCATTATTTTTAATAACTCAGCCCTGAATTCTGATCGCTTCATGAGTGTTCTCCGTGGCCTGGTTCAGGGTGAGTGCTGACGTAATAGAGGTGGGGAGGGGGGAAGGGAGTCCAGGCCCGCTACTGGCGACGGCCTGGGTGTGCAGCTTCAGCAATGTGCGATGTCGTTCGGTTGGGCCTACCGGTCCCCGGTTGATGCGCGGTCACATCCTCGGCCCTGCTTTCCGCTGCCTGTCAGGGTGTTGGGCGCAGCCTTCAGGCTTACTGCGCCACGCAGATGGATCGTTGGTCTACTTCATGGGGCGATCTCCTATCGCTCGCTCACTGGGCAGGCAGTGGCCACCTATTGAATGAGTGCAGATGGCCGGGCGCGAATTCGGCGAGAGCGGGCCCTTTCGGAACGACCTATCTGGCGCCGTATTAACCTGCGTTTCTCCAGGGCCGCCGAAGCGTTCAACCCGGCTTTCAACGCCGCATCTGCTTGCCGGTTACGTCTCCGGCGCCGAGTTCCACGGCCGTGTTCAGTTCCTCCTGACTTAAGTGCACCCTCGGTCAGATGATTTGATGCAGGTGGGCGGTTATAGGCCGCAGTTTCGTCCGCATCGGGGTGTAATCTATCCACCAGGGCGCTACCCCTGCTTACTTCCGCTACGCACATCTTTTACGTACACGTCCGCAGACTCTCGGACACAGCGGCTTGCGCGGTCTTATCTCTCGCTGCGTTGCAGGCGCTTGCCACGGATAGATCACACCCCGATGCGCTCTCATAGAGAGGATCGGGTGGGTAAACCGGATTAGTCCTGACCATCCAGGACCTCAACCATCACCGGTATAGGGCAGTTATCGTCAGGCTGACGTGGCGCTGGTTGTTCAGTCGTCTTCGCCTTGAGCGAGCATCTTTTCGATGTCCGCGGCGGCTGGCTTCTTCCAGTTCTTGATCACTCCCGTTTCCAGATCGATGTTCAGGATCAGGTAGTCGCCGTAGTGGTTGCCCGGAAAGAAGTCCGGCACGTACCCTTCGTAGCTGCCCACCTCTTCGCCCTGCGCATCCTTCAAACCGGCCGCGAAGCCGTCGCGCAACTTGATGTGCAGGTGTAATTCGATCACGTCGATCTGCACCGTTTTCTGCTGGTTGATCTGCATGCTTGTATCTCCGGTTGTTTTCCCAATGCACCCGGGTGACCAGGTGCATCAGTGAAAAGGTCCGTCACGCATACATCCTCACGGTGATGTAGCCGTTGCTCGCCACAATCCGCTCCCACCGATTGAAGAAGACGATGCTTCCGAACTTGTCGATAGCTGCCTGCTTCACCTTGCTCATCACGTCGTCAGGGCGCTCGCCATCCTCTGGCAGTGCAAGCCACTCAAGGCGCTTGCCGTTGCTGAGGTGTGAATCGATATTGAACTGAGCCATTTCGCTTTCCTCCCTTGGATTTCCAAAACGCCCGGTCGCCCAGGCGCTTCAGTAAATCGTTCGGTCTTTCTTGCCGCCGTTATTCGCCACGGTTGGCTTGGCTGCCTTTCGGCTGTCTCGCTACACGTCTGCCGGGTTTCCCCACCACTGCCCGTCGTCGCACATTTCGTGTCCGATGCTGTTACGGGTGGCTGCGTAGCTTTGCGTCCTCCATGTGGGAGTCCGGCCAGTTCCAGAGCTGGCGTGGCATCGACTATTTGTTGCTCGCACTTACCGGTTGGAACCTGGGGTAGTCGATGGCGAGGATCCTGAGTTGTTAAAGAGCGGCGGGTCTCTCGACCCTTCGCTGCCGGTCCCGATGTGGGGACTGGGTTGCGATGGAGCGAAGATAAGCCAATGCCTAATGACTGTAAATAGGTAATGCCTAATTATTCTCAAATTCTTTGCCTCGTAGGAAAAGCTCTGACTCTGGGTAGGAATTTGGAAAGCGCTGAGATAAGCTTTGCTAAACCTGTATGGATATCCAGTATTAGGAGTTCGGGAATGGCGAAGGCGAAAAAACAAGAAAAGCCGGTAGTGCGGCACGAGGTAAGCGGGATAGAGCGGCTTGGTCTGAGAGTCTCGTCAATGATCAATCACCCGGTTGCGCAGATTCAGCGCTGGGTAACGATCCATCGCCTGGACACGGACGGAGATCGGGAGTGGGAGGAGGTGATGGGACTGCTATCCGAAACGGACGGTATAGACATGACATTCAACGACGATGAGTCGGTGACGCTGAGATGGGAGGTTCAGGCCGAAGAAGATCGCGTGATCGACGTGGAGGATGTGCTGGAGGTGGAGGAGGTCGCGCCTTTCTGAGTACGCAAAAAAGCCCGCTCGATGGCGGGCTTTTGAATTATTTGGCTTTTTACACTACGAGAGTCATACCGTCCGGCGCCTGCTGTACGCTGAGTCCGTTGCACCGAATGGCTTCACCATCGCCATCAACTTCTATCTTAAATTCACCAGCTTTTGAGAATGCTATGGGAGACATTACCATCATGACTTGAATGGTCCTGAATTTCGCATCAGCAGGACGAAATGCTACAGTCGCCTCCAGCGCCGTGTCTATTTGATCTTTAGCGAGGGACATTTCAAACAAAAGCTCGCCATCAAACGAACCCTTGAAATTTAAGGATTCAAATGGTTTTTCGATGGGGGTTACAACGGTGATCCCAATGCATAGCTTTGGGAGTTGCAATGGAAATTCCTGGCAAAGCATGTTGCCCTGATAGACGCCCATATAAGACATCTTTCCATTCACTTCCTGGCGTACGTCATCACAAATAGTGCTGTAAGCGAAACGAGTCATTTTTTCCCCTTGCTTTCAGTGATGGATTTTTGCCTATCCAACATTTCTGGCAATTCGTTCATTTCGATTTCGAGAATGGCGCAGAGCTTGATTGCCGTCGACATCATTATATCAACGCACCCTTTCTCCATTGTGGCCACGTGGGGTTGGCTCGTCCCCAGGAGGTCGGCTAGCCTCTTTTGAGACAGTCCTTTTTCCAAGCGAGCCGTACGAATAGTTCGATCACCAGGGTAAAAGGTTCTAGCTACCCAAGAGCCAGCTTCCGCCAAATCCTGTGAGTTTTTTGGATCTGACTCCAGCTCGTCCATGAGTAGGTCAAAAGCTGTATGTTTTCCGGCTAAGGCAGACGTCGAACCTTTAATCTCAAAAGTAAGGACGTTCGCTCTCGAGCCTGGCGCCGGGACGGCTGTAGATTTTTCGCCATGCTCAGCCCACCAGGTCTCTGTAGGCGCTGGTAATCCTGATTGCAATTTCATGGCTGAGCTCATAATTAAACCTTTCATCCTGTGGAGCGTTGACTTGAGCCTTTTCCACAATGGCCAGCAGCACGTACTGATCTGTTAGCGGCAGGAAGGCATACATTAGCCGGTAGCCCAGAACGTCTTCCGTGAAGTATCGCAATCGCCACAGATTCATGCCCTTCTGTTGCGCGGCCACCCACATCCCAACGTTAAAGGTAGCTGATCGTGGGCGAGGGTGTGCAGGGCTCCCGCCATAGTCAGACTGACTCAGCCTGTCCAATAAATCTTGGTCAGCTTTTAGCTGGCCTATAAATTTGGCGATACGCATGCCTGCGACGCGATTCACCGTCAGAATTTTCCGCAGGTCATCCGCTGCGTCGTCGTGGACAATGAATTCGTACAATATATCGACCTACGTATATTCATTCAAGTTCAATTCGCGGAGCAGTGTAGATCTAGTAAACAAAAAGCTGAATTTACACCCTACATTTCCTCGCAGCGCCAGACCATCCAGCTCAGACTAGGTGAGCGTTCCACACCAGAAGCACGCGAGCCTGAATGTAGGTCTCATCCGCTCTGATCGTTTGCGGTGGGTGCATTGTATTATCAGAAATCATATTGATCTGATCATCGCCAACCCATTGGAGCCGCTTGATGTAGAGGTGGCCTTCCCAGGAGAACATATAGATCCCGTCCCCTACGAACTCGCGAATACTGATGTCGACAAGGAGCGGATCTCGGTGCTTGATCGTGGGCGCCATCGATTGACCCCATCCCGTCACCATCTTGAGATGGAAGTGCTCCTTGAACTCGACACCCATCTCGCGCAGATGCTGAGGGCTTACCCTTACGTCCTGGAGCAGTTCCGGATAGTCGTGCGGTATCTGTCCGCCACCCATAGCGGCCCGAACGTCGTAATGCGCAATCCACACCTCGTCACCGACGGCGCCTGGGCGATAGTAATCCAGCTCGATGACACCGCCGCCATCGTCGGCCTCAGCGACCGCAAGCACGCGGCTTCGCGCCTCCGCCGACAGGCCTTTAACTTTTGCCAAAGCCGCTTTCAACTGCTCAGTCGCAGATGAGGAGGGAGTCTGCGGATGATTTGCTGCGGATTTTACGCCGGCTGAATCATCTGAAAGATTTTCGTACGCAAAGCCAGGCCGCAAGCCCCAGTGCTCAGGGCCAACGTCATTGGCGAAATAGGCGATCACATCCATCAGTTTCGACTTGTCGATGCGGCCGTTTTTCACCCAGCCCTGTATCGACGGAGGCTTCACCTGGAAGTCGTCTGCGAGTTTCTTTTTCGATACGCCCTTGGCGATCCGCGCGGCCTCAATGGCAGCGCCTAATTCTGGTCCGGTAAGCATTGCCTAATTAAGCCTATCGGCAGATTGGTTAGGCAATGGCTTGTCGATGATAAGGTAATGCCTTATATTCACATCCAGTCTCCAGGAGAGAAATCATGAAATCAGCAGAAGCAGCCAAAAAAGCATCTCGTTTGCTGGGCAGCCAGGCGGAGATGGCGCGCCTCCTGCGGGTTACAGCGCCAACCGTTAACCAATGGTGCTCAGGCGAGCGTTCAGTACCAGCAAAGCGTGCGTTGCAAATCGAGGCATTGACCGAAGGCCAAATCAAAAAGGCCGACCTCTGCCCATCTTTTCCTTGGGGGCAGATCAACTCTGCGCCCAGCCAAACCCTTTCCGCCGCCTGACCCGAGCCATTCCACCCCGACCCGGAAGTGAACCTATGGCCTACGACGACAAAACGCACCGGCACGAGCACCAGGTGAAGGTGCGTCTCGATGACGAAGTCTTCCAAGAACTCAAGGACGTTGCTCGCGACATGAAGCTGCAACACAGCGTGCTTAGCCGGGAAATCATCGAGGCGGCGCTTGAAATCAGGCGAACCCTGGGTGAGTTGCCGTTTGAGCTGGAAAAGCGACAAGCCTGAAAAGGCGCAGGAGGGGGATTTATGCCCAGTGCAGAAGTGGATCTCAGGAAGACCGCAACAGAAGAACTGGCGCGATGGGCGATGGAGATCGGCATTACTCCCGACGCATTGGCTTCCGAGCTTGTGCGAGTGGCGATGCCGGGGCTCAAGAAGGCGATGTGCGACACCGTGAAGCCTGACAGCAACGTACTCGCCTTCACCCTCAAGCGATGAGTTCCGCCCCTTATTAGGGACTGCAGAGCGAGAAGGGCGGGTCGGTTACAGATTTGAAGTTTGGTGCTGGTCCCTGTTTCGGGACTGGAAGAAGAAAGGGTCATGGGGTCATCCCTGATCAGTTGATGAACGAATGATCGCCTTGTTGGCACTACGCCACCACGGAAACAGAAACGAGGTTTTACGAATGGAAGACTTTCTGCGGGCCTGTCAGAGCGCTGTTCTGGACAACGAGGCAAAGACACTGGCGGCAAAGATGGGCGTTCCGCACGTTGGCCTACTCCAGCGCGCCAACCCCGACAACGATGCTCACCACCTGACTGTGGAGCACCTGTTCGGGATCTTGCTGCATACCGGCGACATGCGCCCTTTGGCCGCGCTGGCGAATGAATTCGGTTTCGACCTGGTCGCCAAGTCTGCTCCCCAGCCTCAAGCGCTGACCAAATCTCTGATCAATGTCGGCAAGGAAGTGGCTGATCTGACTATCGCCGTGCACGAAGCACTCGGCGACGACCACGTCAGCACCTTCGAAAAATCCTTGATTCGCCAAGAAATTAACCATGTCCGGCAGAGCCTGGACGTGATGGATGCGTCGGTAAAAGCCGCCTGAAAAACATTTCGCATGCGGAAACCCGGGAAATGGATCACTCCCTTCCCACTATTAGCTTGAAGGTCGACAAAACCATCAGACACAAAAAAGCCGACGGTCGAGGTCGGCTGATTCGATAACACTTTGTGAGGCCGATTATGCAGAGCCAACCCAATTCAAGCAATACCCCGTCCAATGTCGCGACACGTTTTGTTAATTCTGAAAACCTGTCGCGACTTTGGGCGGCTCATCAGAGGGAGGTGGAAGCGTGAACTTCTTCCCGTTCCACCCTGGCGATTACATGCTGCGCACAGCTCACCTTGAGCCGCTTGAGGATCTGGCCTACCGCCGCCTCATCGATCTGTACTACGTCAATGAAAGGCCTATTGAGGGTACTCCTGATGTCATTGCTCGGGTCATTCGTATGCGCTCGAATGCCGCCGAGGTCGAAGCCGTCCTACGTGAGTTCTTCGCAAGCACAGATGACGGCTGGCGCCACAACCACTGCGACGAGGTGATTGCCCAGTACCAGGCCAAAGCCAAGCAGGCAGCGGAGAACGGCAAGCGCGGAGGGAGACCTAAGAAACCAGACCCTAAGCAGCCGGAACCACCACGCAAGCAAGATGAAGAGCAGAACGAAAGCAAAAATAACCCAGCAGAAACCCAGTCGGTTATTTCCGCTAACCCAGAAGAAACCGGATCGAAAACTAACCAAGAACCAGTAACCAATAACCAACACCAAGAAGATCAAAAGACTTGTGCGCCTCCGGCCTGCACGTCGACCGATGACGCCCTGTTCGCCAAATTCTGGAAGCTCTACCCAAGGAAGCAGGACAAGGCCAAGGCGCAGAAGACCTGGGCCAAACTCAAGGTCACTGATGACCTGTTCGCCGTGATAGCCAAAGGGTTGGTCGCGCAGGCTGCGTCTCACGACTGGCTCAAGGAGGGTGGTAAGTACATTCCGATGCCAACCACCTGGCTTAACGGCAAGCGCTGGGAGGACGAAATAATCTCTGTCAGCAACGTGCATCCATTCCCGCCCCAATCCCGTCATACCGGCTTTGCCGATCGCGACTACACCGCCGGCCTGACTCGCCGGGAGGATGGCACCTATGCGTTCTGAAAAAGTTGTCACCATGCCAAGCGCTCAGGCTGATCCGCAAAAGATCACCGGTGTCTGCGAGGATCATGGTCAGTTCCCCCAGACGGTCAACGTGATCTTCGACAAGGAGTTCAAGACCGGGTGCCCTGAGTGCCAACGCATCCGCTTCGAGGAAGAGTCTGCCCGCAAGCAGGCCAACGAAGCTCAGATCATTCGCATGCGGATGGCCGAGAAGTTGGGCTCAGCCCTGATTCCGAAGCGATTCGCCGGCAAGACTTTCGACGGCTACGTGGCCACCACTGCCGAGCAGCACAAGGCGCTGAACACCTGCCGCCGGTACGCCGCCGAGTTCTCACAGATTGCCGAGTCGGGACGCTGTCTGTTGCTGCTGGGCAAACCCGGTACCGGCAAGACGCACCTGTCCGTCGCGATCGCCAACGAGATCATGGCCCAGTCCACCGCCACAGCCGTGTACCGCACTGTCGGCGCCGTGCTTCAAGCGATCCGCGCCACCTACGACCGCACCAGTGAGCAGAGCGAAAGCCAGATCCTGTCGAGCCTCGTCAGTCCTTCGCTGCTGATTCTCGACGAGATCGGCGTCAGCAAGGAAAAGCCGAGCGACTTCGAGCTGACCACGCTGTTCGCCATCATCAATGGCCGGTACGAGGAGCAGCGCCCGACAGTGATCGTTTCCAACCTGGACGCCAAGGCATTGCCGGCCGCAATCGGCGAGCGGTGCGCGGATCGTTTGCGGGAGGGCGGGGTGATCGTCATTCCGTTCGAGTGGGAATCGCAACGCGGCAAGGAGGGCTTCTGATGGCTGACGAAATCGATATCGCACAAGACCGCATTGACGCGGACCTAGCCATGGCAATCGCCTCCCGCACGATCTACACCGGTATTAGCGCCACTGAGTGCGAGTGCGGCGAAGAGATCCCTGAAGGCCGCCGTCTGGCGATCCCGGGCGTGCGGTTGTGCGTGCCGTGCGCAGAGCAAGAATCGCTGGTGAAGCAAGGAGTGCGGCGGCTATGACAGACAAGATCAGCGTCAACTGCCAGGCCAAGCTCTCCGAGGCCATCACGAAGCTCAGTGCGATGTACCGCGACAAGAAGTTCGTCGTCGTGTCGCTGCGCCCGGGCAAGGACCGCACACTCGACCAGAACGCCCTGTGGTTCTCCCTGTACCAGCGCATTGCCCAGATGACGCAGATCGGTGACGTCGAGGACGCTCGCCGGTACTGCAAGTTGCACTTTGGCGTGCAGATCCTGGTGAACGAGGACGACGATTTCCGCAACGGCTGGTACCGGACCATGCGCCACCTGACGTATGCGGAGAAGTTGGATCTTATGGGCAGCTGCCCATTGTTCGGGCCGGACGGATTCCCGGTGACTCGGTTGTTCAGTCGCGCCCAGGGTATCGCCTACACGGATCGCATCGTGGCCGACTTCACTGGACGCGGCGTGGTCTTCGCGGATCTGCTGGGCGAGGTGGCCGCATGATCGCCAAGCAACCTCGCCCGAAGAAATGCGCCGTCACCGCATGCCGGGCCTCATTCGTCCCGAAGGTGAGCTTTCAGACTTGGTGCTCTCCGGACTGCGCCGTCGTCATCGCCAGAGGCAAGCAGGAGAAAAAGCGCAAAGCCCTGGCAACCATCGAGCGCCGGGAGATCAAGGTCCGCAAGGAGAAGCTGAAGAGCCGGGCCGAGCACCTGCGCGAGGCGCAGGCCGCGGTGAACGAGTACGTGCGTCTGCGTGACGCTCAGCTGCCATGCATCAGCTGCGACTCGATGCCCAGCGATAACGACCTGATCACGGGCAGCCGCTGGGATGCAGGGCATTACCGCTCGGTTGGTGCCTGCCCAGAGCTGCGCTTTGAACCGCTGAACATCCACCGCCAGTGTGTGAAGTGCAATCGGAACCTGTCCGGTAACGCGGTGGAGTACCGCATCCGGCTGGTGAAGCGCATTGGCGCCGACAAGGTGGATTGGCTGGAAGGGCCTCATTCGGCCCGCAAGTACACCGTAGACGAGATCAAGACCATCAAAGCCGACCACCGGGCAAAGACCAGAGAGCTGAAGAGGGAAGCTGCATGAAACTGATCAACGCAAGGCAGGTATGGACTGAGGCTCAGCACGAATCGAACGCGTCGATCAGCGCTGCCGCCATCGAACGAGGCGCATCGGCACCGGCGAAGAAGAGCGTTCGCATGCGTCGGCACGAGGCCGTGTTCGCAGCGCTGGGCGAGGACAAGGAAGAGCGCATCCAGATCGTTCGGCAGAAGATCAGCATCAGCGAGACGCGCCGCACGCCAGTAGGTCGGTCAACCGCCCGCGCCGCGCACCTGGCCACGATCGGAAAAGTGCTGCGCGCCATCGACACGCTTCCGTTCCAGGTGCAGCAGTTCGGGCACTACCTCTACCACCCGGCGATGAACATGAAACACCTACTAAATGCGGTGCTGCTGATCACCGCCAAAGCCGCGCTGCCAGACCTGACATCGTCTAAACGAGTGAAGGCGCAGTACTTGGTCACCCTGGCGCTGCAGTCGTACAAGGGTGAAGTGCATGGCGCGGCGGAGTGGGGGCCGGCCCGTGTTGCTACGGAGATGATGGTGTTTTTCGGGGCGTCAGTAGACCAGAACAACTGGAACCGCGACTGGCGAGACCTGTGGATATCCCTGAGAAAGGTCATTGAAGAGGTGGATATTCAAGCGCAGCAGCCTATTTGGCAGGTTATTCACGCGGAAAAAGATCAAGACGCAGCATAATCATGTTGACATGAATGAAGATTGCAGGTACTTTTCCCATAGTGCACAAGTAACGCGAAACGCACACGAAACCCTGAACCCGGCCACTGCGCCGGGTTTTTTGTGCTGGTGATGTCATTTTGATATATTCCGCGCCCTTACTTGGGAGGGAATCATGAATAAAGCTGCACTAGCTGTTCTCGCTGCCGCCGTGCTTGCATCAGGTTGTACCGTTCGCGTAGCCGATATGACGGTGGCGAGTACCAAAAATTACAACATCAACTCCTCGAAGTTCGTCAAAGGTGCTCGAGTAACGGGTGAAGACAACTATCCGGTGATCATCTTCCCTACTGGGATTCCGAACATGAAAACCGCCATGGATCACGCTATCCAGAAGGATGAGTGTGCGGTAGGTCTTACAGATGTTGTGATGAGCCAGCTGAATCACTCCTTCCTGTTCGGAATGATCGGTTTCAGAGTTGAAGGTGATTTGATCATCGATACGTCGCGTCCAGGCTGCCAAAGCCGAGCGTGATCAAAATTTCAAAGAAACCCGGCCATTGCGTCGGGTTTTTTGTGCCTCCAACTTCCCTAAGTCCTCTGCGCGCTTAATCATCGCGCCATAAGAGGGCTCATTCAGGCCTCTGCATTCGCAGGGGCTTTTTCGTATCTGGCACCCATGCCCCCGTCTTTGCTCCGAGCGGATGAGGAAGGCGTGGATTGCCGGACCAACTCTCGCTCCCCGAAAGGGAGGGACATCCGGATGCCAAACATGCCAGACAAACCAGAAACCTGGCTCATCGTGCTTGCATGGCTGAGTCAGCATTCGCCGACTCTTTATGCTGCTGGTCTTTCTGCCCTTATGGCCGGCATCAGGATCATCTACGGCGGGGGGACTCGTCGTCAGGCATTGCTCGAAGCGGCGATTTGCACACTGATCACTATTGGGCTGATCCCGGTCCTCGAATACTTCGGGTTACCTCAAAATCTTGCGACAGCCGCCGGTGTGTTCATAGGCTTCCTGGGAGTCAAGAAGCTGGCCGACATTGCAGATCGAATTGCCGAGATCAGATTCCCCACCCGTGGGGCTGGTGAGTAGTCCGCGACACGTTTCGCGAATCAGCAAATTGTGTCTCGACACTCAATTCACCTGGCAGGCGAAGTCAAAAAACACTGAAAACGTCTGCATACTCTATTTTGAGGCGACAGGTTGAGTATTTCGTAATTTATGGTAGTCTGTGCATGTTCTTTGTGAACACCCCCCCTCGGTCTTCGGATCGACACGACTACACTCAATCGGTATTGATTATGAACAGTCTGAGAAAAAAACTTTCTGCTACAGCGACCGCGCAGGCACTCTTGGTGAATGCAGAATCGTATGGCGTTGAGAAGGATCGGCATGTCAGTCGTTTCCGTCTCACTAAGAACAGCCTTGAAATGATTTCCGGAAGGGCGCTACTCACTCCGCAGTTCCTTCAAGATACCAACGGTGCTTTGTGGGAAATGAACTGGTCCATGATTGTCCTCCCGGATGGTGACTTCGCTTTTATCGAGACGAGTAAGATTGGCGTCTGGCCCCGGGTTGGCTGGGGTCGTCTTGAGGCTGCGCTGCGGGCAAGTGATCCAGAGGTAGCTATCGAGGTCGAGTTCAATAAGTGTTTCCCTGATTTCAAAGGTGAACTCAGCTTTGACGATTGATTGCGCAGCATGAATGAAGACCGCCTCTATGGCGGTCTTTTTTTTGCTCTTGGTTTTGGAGTTTTCGACATGGAGCGACCCCAGCCATCGGTCGATCTAATCGACCCCTTTTGTCTCAGGTTGAGCCCTGCACCTGATGTCTGGATGTGGATCAGGAGGGAGATCCTTTCTGAAATCGGCAGCATCCACAACGAAGAACACGCCCATCTGATCGATGCGGACATTCGTGTGATGTGGGCGTCTGCTGCCTTCACGAAGAAGGGACGTACGGTGGTGGGCCAGGCCGAACAGGTCGCGTTCCGCGCCGGGGGCTGGCAGAAGGCCCGAATGGAACAGCAGATGCTGGATTGGTTCGGCGAGGTGCCGGCCTACATCATCACCCTGGCTGCCGACTACTGCGCTCAGTGCAGCGATACTGACTTCTGCGCACTGGTTGAGCACGAGCTTTACCACATCGCTCAGGCGAAAGATCAGTACGGTGCCCCCAAGTTCACGCAGGAAGGATTGCCCAAGCTTGAGATGCGCGGCCATGACGTCGAAGAGTTCGTTGGTGTTGTCCGCCGCTATGGTGCGAGTGTTGATGTCCAGGCGCTGGTGGACGCTGCAAACAATCCTGCTGAGGTGGGGAAATTGAACATTGCGAGGGCCTGCGGAACCTGTCTGCTCAAGTCGGCCTGATTCTAGACAGGCCCTAGACGGATAAAGAATTTATGGCAGCCCTGAAAAATGAGGTGAAGAGCTTCATCGTTCAGGCCTTGGCGTGTTTCGACACACCGTCTCAGGTGGTCGAGTCGGTCAAGAATGAATTCGGTGAGGTGCTGACCCGCCAGCAAGTAGAGAGCCACGACCCAACCAAGGCATGCAGCAAAGGCCTGGCGGCGAAGTGGCAGACCCTGTTCCACGATACTCGCAAGCGGTTCCGCGAAGAGACGGCTGATATCCCGATCGCCAACCGCGCATTCCGCCTCCGTGCCATGAACCGATTTGTGGAAAGAGCCGAGTCGATGAAGAACATCGGCCTTGCCATGCAGATCCTGGAGCAGGCAGCGAAGGAAACCGGCGATATCTATGTCAACCGTGCCCGGAAGGAAGAGGTTGGCGACGAGCCAGTGGTTCCGACTCGCATTCAGGTCGATGTGGTAGATGCGAGGAAGCCGAATGCCGAGCCTTAACGTTCCGCAGTCGCAGTTCCTTCTGTTGCCCCATAAGTTCCGCGCATTCGTTGCTGGCTTCGGCTCTGGGAAGACCTGGGTTGGATGCTCCGCACTGAGCAAGCATTTCATGGAGTGGCCCGGCGTCAACGCTGGCTACTTCGCACCGACTTACCCGCAGATCCGAGACATCTTCTATCCGACCATGGATGAGGTGGCCTACGACTGGGGGCTGAAGACCAAGATCAACCAGGCGAACCACGAGGTTCACATTTATAGCGGCCGGCAGTATCGCGGCACTGTGATTTGCCGCTCGATGGAGAAGCCGCAAACAATCGTCGGTTTCAAAATCGGCCACGCCCTGGTGGATGAGCTGGACGTGCTGACGGCCATCAAGGCGCAGCAGGCCTGGCGCAAGATCATTGCCCGGATGCGGTACAACCTGCCCGGGCTGAAGAATGGGGTGGACGTAACTACAACGCCGGAAGGCTTCAAGTTCGTCTTCTTGCAGTTCGTGAAGCAGCTGCGCGACAAGCCGTTGCTGAGAGAGATGTACGGCCTGGTGCAGGCCAGCACATTCGACAACGAGTTGAACCTGCCGGATGACTACATCGCCTCGCTGATGGAATCGTACCCGCCACAGCTGATCATGGCGTACCTGAAGGGCCAGTTCGTCAATCTGACGTCCGGCACGATCTACACGGCTTACGACCGCAAGCTGAACGAGTGTTTCGACACGGTGAAGCCCGGCGAGCCGCTGTTCATTGGTATGGACTTCAACGTCGGGAAGATGGCGGCGATCACCCACGTCAAGCGCGACCAGGGGATGCCCAGGGCAGTGGATGAGCTCATCGACGGCTTACGACACGCCTGACATGATCCGGCGGATCAAAGAGCGCTACTGGCAGCACGACGGCAACGACTTCAAGAAGACGTGCGAGATCAGGATATACCCGGATGCTTCAGGTGACTCGCGAAAGTCCGTAAACGCCAGCATCACCGACCTTGCCATGCTCAAGCAGGCCGGGTTCGCGGTCATCGCTCCAGCGGCGAACCCGCCCGTGAAGGACCGCATCAACGCAATGAACGCCGTCTTCTGCAATGCGCAGGGCGAGCGCCGCTACCTGGTCAACCCATTTACCTGCCCGACTTATGCTGATGGCCTTGAACAGCAGGTGTGGGGGGCGAACGGGGAGCCAGATAAAACCGCCGGCATTGATCACGCGAACGACGCCGGTGGCTACTTCATTCACCGCGAGTACCCGATCATCAAACCGGTCACCGCTATCAAAATGGGATACGCCCGATGAGCAACGACGTCTCCTTCAAGCGGGCGGACTACATCGAAGCATTCGATCGTTGGTCAACCGTCCGCGACGTATGTGCGGGTCAGCACCGGGTTGTCGATCGACTGCCGTACATCAACTCTCACGACAAGTCGCCAGAGAACGTAGATCGAAACAAGGCCTATCGCGAGCGGGCGGTGTTCAAGAATGCTACCGGCCACACGCGAAACGGCTTGCTCGGTTTGGCGTTTCACAAAGACCCGACGCTGACGGTTGCGAAGAAAATGGAGTACCTGCAGGACAACGCCAATGGCTCCGGCGTGAGCATTTATCAGCACTCGCAGGGCACGCTTGAGAAGGTGCTTGAGGCGGGACGGCATGGGCTTTACGTCGACTACCACCAAGACGACGGTATCGGGGGTCACTCGGTGATCCTGTCGTATTGCGCCGAGGACATCATCAACTGGCGCACCGGCATGGTGAACGGACACAGCGTTCTGATCCTGGTGGTACTGCGAGAGGCGCCTGAGGTGGAGGATGGCTTCGGCTTCAAGGTGATTGAGCAGTACCGGGAGCTGGCACTGGAGCCTGATGGCTTTGTCTGTCGAGTCTGGCGCCGGTCTGGCCCCAAAGGCGGTGGTCCGCTGGCCATCATTGAAGAGTTCAGGCCTGAAGGCGTCACCGGGCGACTGAAAGAGATCCCTTTCACCTTCGTCGGCGCACAGAACAACGACCCGAGCATTGATGAATCGCCGCTCTACGATATCGCGATGATCAACCTGGGGCACTACCGGAACAGTGCGGACTACGAAGACAGCGTCTTCTGGTGCGGCCAAGCCCAGCCTTGGATATCTGGACTGGATGAGCAGTGGCGAGATTGGATGGAGAAAAACGGCATCTATGTCGGCTCCAGGGCGCCAATGATGCTGCCGGCCGGCGGTCAGTTCGGTTACGCGCAACCACTGCCCAATACGCTGGTCAAGGAGGCAATGGCCGACAAGAACCAGATGATGATCGAGCTTGGTGCTCGGATGGTGGTTGCGTCTCTGGCCGCCAAGACGGCTACCGAGTCCCGCGGCGATCAATCAGCCTCTACCTCAGTGTTGGCTGGCTGCGTGGCGAACGTTAGCGAGGCCTACACCAGGGCGATCATGTGGTGTTGCGCCTACATGGGCATCGCTGACAAGAAGGTCGCCTACCTGATCAATCAGGAGTTTGTTGAGCTGACGGCCGATCCTCAAATGATCGCAGCGCTGGTCTCTCTGTGGCAGAACGGCGGCTTCGCGAAGGCCGATCTTCGGTCCTACCTGCGCAAGCTGGGATTGATCGCGCCAGAGCGCACTGATTTGCAGATCGATAGCGAATTGCAGGAGCAGACCGACGGCCTGGACCTGGACGACGAGGATCAACCAAATGGCGGCAAACCAAGCAATCCTTGACGCCACGATCCGGCACGCAGTCTTCCTCGAAAAGCTGAAGGCGGGGGAGGTAGGCAAGTTTGCTCCCTTCCTCAAGGAAATTGATCGCTCGATACGGGACCGGCTCACGCAGTCGGACCTGACCGAGTACAACGTCAAGCGCCTGGAGGAGCTGCTGAAGGAAGTCGACAGCCTGTTGCTGGGCATCTTCGATCGCTACAGCACACAGTTGAGTCTTGATCTGATTGACATCGCCAATTACGAGGCTGAATTCGAAGCGACCAGCCTCGCGAGATCAGCGCCGGCCGGAGTTTCGCTCGATGTGGTGGCGCCCACGGCAACCACCATCAGGGCAGCGGTGCTGACGAATCCGCTCAGCGTGCGCGGTACCGGTGGCGGGAAACTGCTGAAGTCGTTCATCAAGGGCTGGACCAGCGCTGAGCGCGAGCGCGTGACCGGCACGATCCGGCAGGGCGTCTTCGAGGGACGGACGAACTTCCAGATCATTCGCGACATTCGCGGCACCAAGGTTGCTGGGTACAAAGACGGCATCCTGGCTACCACCAATCGCAATGCCAGCACAGTCGTGCATACCGCGATTCAGCATGTGTCGTCACAAGCACGCATGGAAGTGGCAAAGGCCAACACGGACATTGTGTCCGAGATTGAAATGGTCGCCACGCTGGACAGCAAGACCAGCCAGCAATGTCGCTCGATGGATAAGCGGCGGTTCCCGGTTGATTCCGGTCCTCGGCCGCCGTTTCACCCGAACTGCCGCACGACCTTCATCCTGCTGACTAAGCTCAGCGAGCTGTTCGCCAAAGGCGCTACGCGCGCTTCCGTGGGGGCCAGTGGCGGGCAACAGGTCAGCGCTGACCTCGATTACTACCACTGGCTCCAGCAGCAGCCGGCATCGTTTCAGGACGTCGCAATCGGCCCCGTCCGGGCGAGGCTGTTCCGGGAAGGCGGTTTGAGTGTTGAGCGCTTCGCCGAACTGCAGTTGGATCGAAACTTCGCGCCGCTGACCCTGACCCAAATGAAGGGGCTGGAGCCTCTGGCATTCGAGCGTGCGGGGATCTGATATAGGATTGTGGCTCAAATCAAGGAGCCGTTATGGATCAGGTCATTCAACGGAAAATCGAAGAGGCTTTAAAGGGGCTTTTCAGCGCCGTATCAATGCTTCAGGAGGCCTACCCGGGCAAACCTTTCACGCCAGATGGCAGACTTGTCGGTGACATCGGCGAAGTGGTTGCCAGCCTGGCTTATGACCTGACGCTGAATGAAGGGCTGACCAAACACCATGACGCCGTCACGCGGGATGGATGGAATGTGCAAATTAAAACCACCTTCGGCACCAGTCTGACCTTTCCAGTGCACCATGTGCCTGATTACTACCTTGGCATTCGAATGAATCGAGATGGGACGTTCGAGGAGATCTACAACGGCCCGGGGCATCTTATTCAGGCGGAGCTCTCGGGGCGGAAGGCCACGAAAACAGGCCTTCATGGTGCTCTGATGCCAATGCTCAAGCGAATAAATCAGACGGTTACTGAAGCAGATCGAATACCTAAACGCTAATTCACATCAAACCCTGCCATGCGCCGGGTTTTTTTATGCCTGCAAAGCGGGCGACACATACCCAAGGGGTGCATCAACGTGGCAGAAGAAAACGAAATCGACCTGGAAAATCCGGCAATCAAGGCCGCTATCGCGACTGCCGTTGAAGCCTCTGTTACCGGACTGAAAACCAAGAACACCGAACTGCTGGGCAAGCTGAAGGAAACCTCCGGCAAGCTGACTCAGTTCGAAACTCAGTTCGAAGGTCTGAACATCGATGCGGTGAAGGGCTTGTTGGCTAAGGCTGGGCAAGACGAAGAAACCAAGCTGCTGACCGAGGGTAAGATTGACGAAGTCTTCACCAAGCGTACCGAGCGCTTGCGTGGTGACTTCGACAAGCAATTGAAGACCGAGAAGGAGCGCGCCGACAAGGCCGAATCCTTCGCCGGTAAGTTCCGGGACAAAGTCCTAGGCGATTCTATCCGCTCCGCTGCCATCAAGGCGGGAGCGTTGCCAGAAGCCGCAGACGATCTGATCCTGCGCGCCAAGGGCCAGTTCACGCTAAACGAAGATGGCGATGCAGTTGCAGTCGACAAAGATGGCCAGGCCATCCTCGGCAAAGACGGCAAGACCCCTCTGACCCCGCACGAATGGGCGGAATCCTTGCGCGAAAGCGCACCTCATCTGTGGCCAAGGGCTTCAGGGACCAATGCCCCGGGCGGGGGTGGCGGTAATGCCGCACTGAAGCGCTCCGAAATGACGTCTGTGGCCAAGCGTGAGTTCATCACGAAGAACGGCCAGGACGCTTACCTGAAATTGCCCAAATAATGGAGTAACCCATGGCGACTACCGTCACCTCGGACATGATCGTTTACAACGACCTTGCCCAAACCGCCTATCTGGAGCGCATCCAGGATGTAATCGACGTTTTCAACACATCTTCCAACGGCGCGCTGATTCTCGATAACGAGCTGATCGAGGGCGATCTGCGCAAGCGTGCTTTCTACAAGCTCGGCGGCGCCATTGCTCACCGTGATGTCAACTCGGTCGCGGCTGTTGCCGGCCAGAAGATTGGTTCCGGCGAAATGGTCGGTGTGAAAGTGCCATTCAAGTATGGCCCTTACGAAACCACCGAAGAGGCGTTCAAGCGCCGCGCACGCTCGCCGGAAGAGTTTTCCGAGCTTGTCGGTATGGATTACGCCGACGCAGTGCTGGAAGGCTATATCCAGTACGCAATGGCCGCTCTGAAAGCCGCCATCGGCGCGAACGCCAACATGGTTGCAACCGCCAGCTTTGCCACCGATGGCAAGAAGGCGTTGACCAAGGGCATGCGCAAGTTCGGTGACCGCTTCGGCCGCATCGCACTGTGGACCATGGACTCGGCGACCTACTTCGACATGGTCGATCAGGCCATCACCGAAAAGGTCTACGAAGAAGCCGGCGTGGTCATCTACGGCGGCCAGCCGGGCACCATGGGCAAGCCGGTCCTGGTATCGGACACCATCCCTGCTGAAACCATTTTCGGCCTGCAGGCGGGCGCGATCAAAATCACCGAGTCCCAGGCTCCGGGCTTCCGCTCGTACAACATCGACAACCAGGAAAACTTGGCGATGGGCTTCCGCGCCGAGGGTACTTTCAACCTGGACCTGTTGGGTTACAGCTGGAAGGACTCCACCGGTGGTGTTAACCCGAACCTGGCTGCAATCGGTGCAGGTGCCAACTGGACCAAATACGCGACCAGCGACAAGGTTACTGCCGGCGTCCTGATCGACCTGTCCGCGCCTTAATCGGCTCACTCGCAACGGGCGACCTCAATGGTCGCCCTGGAGATACTCATGGAACTCATCTATTCCGCTCAGAAGTCGGACTTTGATCCGCAAAAGCGCTACCGCAACCCGGAGCACTTCGAACGGCCAGAAGCAGGCGTGACCAGCGTGCTGGTGATTGGCGAATGGCCGAACGTGGTTGATGCCTACGAGCATGTCGGCGTCGAAGTGACGCTGAAGGAGGCGGCGCCGCGCCGGGTGCTGGTTGTCGGTACTGGTAACCGCCAGGCTGAACTGGAAGAGCTGATCGGCAAGCTGCAGGCCGAAAGCGATACCATCCGCGCGTTGGTCGATGGCTTGGAAGCTGGCGAGATTCAGAAGCCAGAAGCCGGCGAACTGGCGATTCGGCTGTACGACGTGCTGGATCACATTCGCACCCAGATAGATGAACTGGCCGATAGCCGCGACTTGCTTGCAGCAGACAACGAGATGCTTCGTGGTGAACTCGATGCGCTGAAGGCGGGCGAAGGGCAGGAAGTTGAAGCCCTGAAGGCTACGCTCGATAAGGCTGGCGTGACGTACCGTGCGAACGCCTCGAAAGAATCCTTGGAAAAGCTCGTCGCTGATCTGCCCAAGGCGTGATACTTCTGGCTGCCGGTGACCCAGTGGCCAATCTTCAAACCAATTCAGCGAGTTGATCCATGACACTCATCATCGAGGACGGCACCGGCAAGCCAGACGCCGAAAGCTATGCGAGCGCCGCGGACCTAGTCATGTACGCCGGTAAGTTCGGCGTGACCATCCCTGCGGACGAGCCGGCGCAGGAGGCGCTACTGCGTCGAGCCGCCTTGGCGATGGATGGCATGAAGTGGAAAGGGCGCAAGTCCAGCAGCGAGCAGGCTCTGTCCTGGCCGCGCCGGGGTGTCGAGTTGGATTGCGAGATCAAGCCCGACAACTATCTGCCGGCGCGGATCCAGTACGGCCAGATGGCCTTGGCTGCCGAGATTCATGCCGACGACATCGATCCACCAGAGAAGCGCAAAGGCGCGGTGACGCTGGAACGTGTCGAAGGGGCGGTGACTCGCGAGTACGCCACGATTCCGAACACCAGCGGTCGACTGCTGCCGGCGGCGCCGGATCGGCCGAGCGCCACGCAGTTTGCCGACTACCTACAGAAGCGGGGCCTGTTCGCCGTCCGCGCTTAGCTGAAACGGAGCCTCCATGGCCTTCTACAACGAAATGGCTGTGATGGCTCTGGAGATGATCACAGAGTTCGGCCAACCTGTGACCATTCGAGCAGTTACCGTCGGCGAGTACGATCCGGAAACCGGTACCGCACCACCTGACACCATCACCGAGCAGACCGCCCAAGGCATCCTGCTCGACTTCACCGGCCAAGAATTCCAGAACAACAGCCTCATCAAGCAGGGCGACAAGAAGCTGAAAATCGCCGCGAAGGGGCTTGAGTGGGTGCCCGACCTGCTGAACAAGGTCATCGTCCAGGGTCGCACCTGGTCAATCGTCCCACCGCTGAAAGAGATCAACCCGGCCGGTACTCCGATCCTCTACGAATTACAGGTCCGGTCATGAGCCGCGCCGGCGCCGGCCAGTCCGGCAGCTTTGCCCTGAGCCTCGCCGAGTTTGCCGCCCAGGCCACGGAAGCCATCGACGCCAGCTTGCGCGAAATCATCATCGAGGTCGGCAGCAGCGTTATCCGCATGTCACCGGTGGGTAACCCAGAGATCTGGGCGCAAAACGCGGTTGCCAGTCAGTACAACAAAGCCGTGGACGATCACAACAGCGATTTGCGCAGCGATCCGGCCAACCTGACAAAGGCGGGCCGGCTCAAGCCTGGGAGCAAGCTGAACGACGGCATGGATATAGTTGCCCCTGAAGGCTACGTCGGCGGGCGGTTCCGAGCGAATTGGCACCTCTCGATCGATGTAGTGGAGAACGTCACCTTTGACGAAGTCGATCCGAGCGGGCAGGAAACGATCGCGGCGCTGGTTTCGGCAGTCAGCGACTTCACCGCTGGCCAGACCGCCTACCTCATCAACAACCTACCGTACGCGATCCCGCTCGAGTTCGGGCATTCGACCCAAGCGCCCGCCGGTATGGTCCGGATCACCGTGGCTCGCTTCCAGCAGATCGTGCAGGAGGCCATCAGGAACAACCAGGTATGAAATATGAAAACGTACCAGTGCACCCGGTAATGCGGTACACACTCTGCGATTGCGGAGGCAGGCTGATACGGGTTGAAAACTCCCCTGTATTGCTGTCCTTCCCGGCGCAATACCTTCACGAATGCTCAACCTGTCATCGTCAGCAGAATTTGCGAGGCGTATCCCCGGTACTTGCTTACGAGGTGGCGTGATGTCCCACAACATCATCGCCTCGATCTATGAGGCCAAGTTGATCGCATGGGCGAAAGCGTTACCGGTGCCGCTGAAAGTGGTCGTCGAGAACGAGGCCTATACGCCAGTTGACGGCGCCACTTACCTGAAGGCGTTCTCCCTGCCGGCGGATACTTCGAGCAACACGCTCGGCGGCGACCACAAGCTGTACACCGGCGTGTTTCAGGTCAGTATCGTGACGCCATCGGGCAAGTACCGCGGCGCCGCCGGCGCCCTGGCTGATCAAATCGTCGTGCTGTTCCCGCTGTACGAGCGCAATACGAAAGGCGCACTGACCGTCGTAACCATGAGCCCGGTTGACCCTGGCCCCGGCATTCCGGACGACACCACCTACACAGTGCCGGTCTCGTTCCTATACCGCGCCGATACCAACTAAATCCGCCCGTTGGGCAACCCCGGAACCCGCCATTGAGCGGGTTTTGTCATTTCTGCAAAGAGGAAAAACCAATGGGCTACAAACTCCCCAATGGCGCGACCATCCAGCACGGTGCCACTTACGCCGCCGAGCTGCCATTTACCGCGATGTCCAATGCCACAGAAGCAGTCGCCACGGTGATAGGTAGCACTCTCGCAGTCGGTGACATCGTTCTGGTCACTGCTGGCTGGAGTCGCCTGAACAACCGAGTGGTACGAGTAAAAACGGCCACTGCAACCGCGATCACCCTCGAAGGGATCGATACCACCGACGCTCAGGTTTATCCGGCCGGTGGCGGCATTGGCACCTTGAAGAAGGTTCTGACCTGGGTGCAGATCCCGCAAGTGACTGACGTTGCGTTCTCCGGCGGAGAGCAAAACTACCTGGATGTGGTTTTCCTCGAAGACGACCAAGGCAAGCAAATCCCGACTGATAAATCTGCTGCGAGCATGGCGCTGACCATTGCCGACGATCCGGCCCAGGCTTTCAACGCTGTACTGCTTGCAGCAGATGCTGGCAAGAAAATCCAGGCTGCACGGATGAACCTTCCAGGTACCGATACCGTTCTCTACGGCGCGTACACCTCGTTCTCGAAGCAACCGGCGGTATCGCGCAACAACCTGCTGACCCGCACCGTCAACCTGGCGTTGCAGGCTGAACCCACTCGCTACCTGTCGTAAGGAATCCTCATGGCAAAGTTTTCCATTGCACCGAAGCCGACGTTTACCGTCGATGTGCCCATTCCGCAGGTAGGTGGCAGCCCGGCGCTGGTTCCGTTCACGTTCAAGTATCGCGACCGTACTGCTTTGGCTGAGCTCTTCGACAGTTGGAAGCAGAAGGCAAGCGACCTCGGCGAGCGCTTCAAGGGGACGGAGCCAACCCTTGTGGAAATCACTGCAGCCGAAGTCGAACAAGGCGTCGAGCAGATCAAGGATCTGGTCGTGTCTTGGGGCTTCGGTGACAAGCTCAGTGACGAGTCGATCACTGCCCTGGTGAAGAGTTGTATTGGCGTGTCGGGCGCTGTCGTGAAGGCCTATAGCGATGCGTTCGGTAAGGCCCGCTTGGGAAACTGACTGAGGTCGCACGCGCACTGTACGAGCCGACCACTGATTCCGAAGTCCTTTCGGTGTTCGGCCTTTCTTCGTCGGATGTCGATGACTCCTTCGAAGTCTGGCCGGACAACTGGAAATCGTTCCTCGTCATGGACTCGATGGGGACCCAGTGGCGTACCGGCGCGTGCGGCGCAACCGGCCTCGATTACGGCGTTCTGCCCAACGTGATGAAACTCGTCGGCATCCCGGCAAAGGATCGCCCCGGCGTGTTCCAGGACATCCGCGTAATGGAGTCGGAAGCCATCGCGGTTATGGCTGAAGCGCGCGACAACAGCCCGTGAGAACGGGCACTTATTCAAGGTGAGTCGATGAACATTGCAGAACTCGGCATCAAGGTCGATTCGGCTGATGCCGCCAACGCTGCAACCGATCTCGACAAGCTGACCAAGGCCGGTGATCGTGCTGAGCAGTCCGCCGTCGGCCTGATGAACGAAATGCAGGCGCTGGAGAAATCGCTGTCAAAAGGCGCGACTACCACGCAGGAACTGGCCAAGCAGCGCGAGAACCTGGCGAAGCTGACCAAGACCGGCGCCTATGGCGAGGTTGAGTTCACCAAGATCTCTGCACAGCTCGACAAACAGCAGGCGGCGCTGGCCAAGTCCACGCTGGACGAACAGAAGGCCCTGAACAGCCTACTGGGTGCAATCGATCCGGCCCGGGCGGCCATGGCCAAGCTGGACAGCCAAGTTGAGCAACTGGGCAAGCATCTGGATGCTGGCCGAATCAGCCAGGACCAGTACAACTCGGCCTTGGGCAAGATCGACAAGGACTACGCAAAGCTTGAAAAAACGGCGACCGGTTTCGACAAGCTGAATCTCGGCACGCGCCAGGCGCAGGAAAACGTTATTCAGCTGGGCAATGCGCTGTCGTCTGGCGACTGGGGTAGCGGTGTTCGTGCCGTTGCTCAGTTGGGCGCCGGGGCGGGAGAGGGCGCTGCTGGGTTGCTCGCTATTCTTGGGCCACTCGCGCTGGCCACCGCCGCCGTTGGTGTGCTCGCATATGCCTATTACAAAGGCAGCGAAGAGCAGAACAGCTACAACAAATCGCTGATCCTGACCGGTAACTACGCCGGTGTAAGTGCTGGGCAACTGGGGGAGATGGCGCGGCAAGTGAGCGCCACTGTCGGCACGACCGGGCAGGCTGCTGAGGTTCTGGCCCTTCTGGCCGGCAATGGGAAGATTGCCGGTGAGAGCTTTACCGGAATTACCAAGGCTGCTGTGTCGATGCAGGAAGCCACCGGCAAGGCAGTGAGAGAAACCGTTGCCGAGTTCTCCAAGCTGGCTGACGACCCAGTAAAGGCATCTGCCGCACTGAACGAGCAATACCATTACCTTACCGCTTCGGTTTACTCGCAGATCGCAGCACTGGAAGAACAAGGCGACCACGCCGGCGCGGTGAAGCTGGCCACCGAGCAGTACGCGGACGCCATCAACGAGCGTACGCCGAAGATCCTCGAAAACCTGAGTTTCTGGGAAAAGGGTTACAACGCTGTCGCGCGCGCCGCAGACAACCTGAAGAATATCGGTCGACCAGATATCGACGGTGATATCGAGCAAGCCCGCCGCAACTTGGCGTCAGCCCAAGCCGGCGATATCGGCGCGTTTCAAAACCAGAAAGAAATGGTCGAGCTGTACAGCAACCAGCTCAACATGCTGGAGGACCAGAAGGCGGCGGCCGCTGACATCGCAAAATGGGAAGGCGAGCAGGCGAAGGCGCAGCAAAGCGCAGTCGTCGCGATGTCCAAAGTGGACGCGATCACCAAGTCGTCGCTGACCAACGAGCAGAAACGCGCCGAAGCGATCAAAGACTACAAGAAAAGCCTCGATGCCATTCGGATAGTCAACCCGAACGATTCCCGGCTTGATCCGGCCGCAGTCGCCAAGAACATCGCGAACCTCAACGACAAGTTCAAGGATCCAACGGTCGCCGCAGGCAGTGTCGACACCACCGGCTTCAACAACGCGAAGAACGCCTTGGCCGAAACCCTGGCCTACTACAAAAACGCCGACAAGGAGCTGGAGGCATCCCAGCGCAGCGGCGTGATCAGCCAGACCAGCTATACCGAGCAGCGGATCAGCCTGTTGACGCAGCAGGCCGACGAAGTTGCCCAGGGTTATCAGGCGGAAATCGATGCGCTTGAATCTGCCAGGACCAAGAAAGGCACGACTGCGGCGCAGGTCATCCAGATCGATCAAAAGATTGCCGATGCTCGCACTGCCATGGTCAAGGCGCAGCAGGACAGCGACAGCGAACTGGCAATCATCGCGACGAATGAAGAAGGACGTTTGCGCAAGCAGACCCTCGCGGTCAACACGTACACCAGTGCCCTGCAGCAACAGGTCGAGACACTTCGGCAGCAGGGCCTGCGTGCGGCTTCTGGCCTTGGCCAGGGTGATCGGCAACGTGGGCTGACGGATCAGCAGAACGGCATCGACGATCGCTTCAACCAGCAGCGCCTGGAGTTGGCCAACCAGTACGGCGATGGCTCGCGCGGCATGAGCCTGGACGAGTACAACGCCAAACTGAAGGCGTTGAAAACGACTCAGCAGGATCTGCACGACACCGTGCAGGCCAATTACGACGACATGACCGCCGCCCAGGGCGACTGGAGCGCCGGCGCATCGTCGGCGTGGCAGAACTATCTGGAATCGGCGCGTGACATGGCCGGGCAGACGAAAAGCCTGTTCACCAACGCCTTCAGCGGAATGGAGGACGCAGTCGCGAACTTCGCCATATCAGGCAAGTTCGCGTTTTCCGACTTCACCAAGTCGATCTTGGCCGACATGGCGCGCATTGCGACAAGGCAGGCGGCTTCCGGGCTCCTTTCGAGTCTTGCCAGCACTGCCGCCAGTGCGTACTTCGGCGACGGCGATGCCCCAGTTTCGGCTGGCTCGACCCAGGCCGGATACACGAATGTTGATTTTTCTGGCTACCGCGCTGCGGGCGGCCCGGTCGCGGCCAACTCGCTATACGAGGTCAACGAGCTGGGGCCTGAGCTGTACAACGAGGGCGGCCGGTCCTTCCTCATGACTGGGGCGAATGGTGGCAGCGTTACGCCACTGACCGCTGGTGGCGGGGCTGGCGTTCGAGCCATGGGCGGTGGCGGCGCTACGCAAATCAGCGTGCAAGTGAGCGTCGCCAGCGACGGCAGCACCAGCGCAACCTCCAGCGATCCGTCGTTTCAGCAGTTCGGCAAGGAGCTTGGCGACTTCGTCGAGCAGAAGTATCGACAGCTGCTGCGCAAGGATCTGGGTCAGGGCGGCAGTATTACCAGAGCAATCAAAGGGTGACGATTTATGGCGCTTGAGCGATTCACCTGGCAGATCGAAAAAGGGGCTGAGGGCGACATCAGTCAGCGGGTGCGCTCCAAACAATTCGCCGACGGCTACAGCCAGTCAGTGTCGGACGGCATCAACAACAAATCGCAATCCTGGCCGTTCAGCTACACCGGCAAGGCCGTCACGATCAAACAAATCATTGCCTTTCTCGACCGTCACGCGGGAGCGAACGCCTTTCTGTGGACACCACCACTCGGCGAACTCGGGCTCTATAAATGTACGGGCTACAAGCCCGCGCATAAAGGCGGCGACGTTTACACCCTGACTGGCACTCTCGAGCAAACCTTTCACCCATAAGGAACTGCTACATGGCATTGATAGCGGATATCCAGAAGCTGGAGCCCGGCGGGGAAGTGCGGCTGTTTGAAATTGACGGCACGGAATACGGCGCCGACGTGCTGCGCTTCCATGGTCACGCCATCCCGCACACACCCGCCGAGTTGCTGGCCTACGAGGGCTCAGTCGACGAACTGCCAGCCAAGTCAATCTGGTGGCAGGGCAACGAGTACGCGGCCTGGCCAGTGCAGATTGAAGGCATCGGAGCAGACAGCAACGGCAGTGCAACCCGGCCCGTTTTCAGTGCTGGCAACGTCAACGGGCGCATCACGGCGCTGTGCCTGGCCTTCGACGACCTGTTGAAGTTTCAGCTGACAGTCCGCGAAACCATGGCCCAGTACCTGGACGCGGCGAACTTCCCGAATGGCAACCCGACTGCCGACCCGACGCAAGAGGCGCTGGAGATCTGGTATATCGACCAGAAAACCGGCGAGGACGGTGAGGCCGTGCAGTGGGAGCTATCCTCCCCTGGCGAGATCGACAATCACGGGCTGCCCGGGCGCCAGATGACAACCTTCTGTCATTGGGCCATGACCGGTGGCTACCGCGGACCGAACTGCGGTTATACCGGCGGTGCCATGTTCGATGATGACGACAACCCGACTGACGACCCAAGCAAGGACGAGTGCAAGGGTGGGCTCAAGTCCTGCAAATTGCGCTTCGGCGACAACAACCAACTTCCCCACGGCGGCTTCCCCGCTGTTTCCCTTATCGCCCGGAGCTGACCATGCGCAAGCACATCCTGTTGGCGGTTCAGGCGCACGCGGCAGCCGAGTACCCGAAAGAGTGCTGTGGTCTGTTGCTGGCGGTTGGGCGAAAGCAACAGTACTTCCCGTGTCGGAACATTGCGGCCGATCCGGGTGAAGAGTTTCGAATCGACCCGGAGGACTACGCCGCAGCGGAAGACGCGGGCGAGGTGATCGGCATCGTTCACTCGCACCCTGACGCGACCAGCCGTCCTTCCGCGCATGACTTGGCAATGTGTGAGGCCACCGAGTTGCCCTGGTACATCCTCAGCTGGCCGGAAGGCGATCTGCGCAGCATCACCCCGGCGGGCAACACGCCGCTACTCAATCGCCCCTTTGTGCACGGCGCGTGGGACTGCTGGCAAGTCTGCGCCGACTGGTACAAGCGCGAGTGGGGGCTGGAGTTTGAGTCCTTCAAACGCGCCGATGGTTGGTGGGAAAGTAAAGAAAACACCAGTCTGTACGAAGCGAACTATGAAGCCGCCGGCTTCTACCGAGTCGACCAGCCTCAACGCGGCGACATGATCGTGATGGAGGTGGGGCGGACGGTTCACCCGAACCATGCCGGGATTTTCCTCGGCAGCGATCCGGCTCTACCCGGCGAGGATGCAGCAGCCTTCGGTTCTGGCCCTTTCCTGCTGCACCACCTGTATGGCAGACCGTCGGAGGTTTTCGTGTTCGGCGGGCCGTGGCTCGATCGCGCGCGCCTGATCCTCAGACACAAACATGCAAAACCAATCACATAATGTTGGCTGCAGAGGTATTTCGGATGATTGAATCACACAAAAAAACCGCCAGCGGAGTTCCCGCTTGGCGGCTTTCGAAAAGTGGGGAAATTGAATTCAGTTACGAGTTTTTTCCGCGTGCAGCATCTGCTGGAGCTGTGCCAAGTCTGTTTTCAAGAGGCTCAGCGGCCATTCGTAAGCTTCTTTCGCGTCTCCATTATCGCAACCCTGAGCGGGATTGTCGGTGAAGTATTGCGCAGCTTTCGTAAGAGCTTCGCCGTCAAAACCTGGGGTTGCTCGAATCGTCGCTGCGATCGAAACAAGCGACATCAAGACGCCCTTTTCGAATGGTGAAAGCTTTTCCATTTGACCTCCAGGTCATAAACGCGCCGAAACTGGCGCAATCCCAGTCCTTGGGCTTGCAGGCAAAGGACTGGGGTATCCGTTGCGTGAAGGCAGGAGGCTACTACGGAAGGGCAGTTCACGTTACTGTGCATTCATCCACGTTGGATGACCAGTTAGCCCGCGCTACTAATAACAGGGAGGTTCCAAATGATACCGAAGCTACTAGTGACTATCGGGATTGTCTTCTACGCCGTCGTCGTACCGGTGTTAGAGCTCAATGAGACCCATGTTTTTAACGAGGCTTGGGAGCCCCATGCTCGACTACATGAGGTGTGGCAACTGTTTACCAATACTGCAATTGGTGCATTTAGCCTTTGGCTTGTGTGGCTCAAGGGCAACCTCCGCCTCTCCAGTCTTCTTACATTGTTCGTTACTGGCGGGTTCTTGATGGCTTACTGGCTTCGAGAGTCTTACGGTGGATCGATGATCCTCACAGATGGCTCAGAGAAAATGATACTGGGGGTGAACTTAGGCCTTCTTGCATACACCCTTGCAATTTTGTTGGCTGGTATCGCCGTTGTAATTGATCTGCGAAAAGGAGCGGCGCGAGTCTCAATCTGAGCTGAGGGAGGGCGCGCGACCCACAGGCCGAAAGGCCGGTTGGCCCGCCGGGCTTTTATGTATCTGCCCAACTGAATGCTACAGTCGCCACTTTCAGGACGAGGAAGAATCATGCGGATTTTGATAGGGGCGGTGGCGGTTATGCTGTTGGCAGGGTGTGCCTCATCGGCAATTTCGGTGAGGGAGGCCAACCCGGTTCCCGCCGATGAGCTGTACGCCTTCCAGTCCAAGCCAGCTGGGGAGAGCGGAAAAGTTACCGTCGTGCGAGATTCGGGCATGATCGGGTCTGGGTGCGACATCGTCGTCTACGTAGATGGTCGAAAAGCTGCAAAAATTGGTACCGGTGAGCGTGCGAGCTTCTACCTTCCCGCTGGCGCTCCGAGCATCGGCGCCGGGCTGGCAGGCTCGGGGTTATGCGCTGGGGCGGCGATTAGGACCATTTCAGCAAACGTCCAAGCAGGAAAGGAAAGCCTTTATAGGATCAGTGGTGATGTTGGTGGCTTCTACATCGGCCCATACGTCGACTACAACTGATTTCAAACTTCAAACAGCCGCCTCCGGGCGGTTTTTTTGTCCTGGAGAAAAGCAATGCACACAGCGGCAATCAACTACCAGCCCATGACCACAATCCGCTTGCACGGTCAGCTTCGACAGTTTGGAAAGTCTTTCAGGCTTGCGGTTAAGTCTCCAGCAGAAGCGATAAAAGCCCTTTGTGTACAGATTCCTGGCTTTGAGCGCTTTATCTCGAATGCCAAATCCAGGGGGCTCGAATTTGCAGTATTTCGTAAAGGAAAGAATATCGGGGAGGGCGAGCTTGGCTACAGCGGCTCCGGTGATATCCGCATTGCGCCAGTTATCGCTGGCAGCAAGCGCGGCGGAATTCTTCAGACCATCGTTGGCGCTATCTTGATCGTGGCCGGCGTATTTGCCTCAGCCACACCGTTTGGCGCACCTTTAATTGGCGCAGGTATCGGGCTCGTTGCTGGCGGTGTTATCCAAATGCTCAGTCCGCAACCAAAGGGACTGAAGACCAGTGCCGCGCCCGAAAACACCCCCGGCTATGCTTTCGGCAGCGCCAAGAACACCACCGCGTCCGGCAACCCCGTTCCGCTCTGTTATGGCAAGCGCCGGGTAGGCGGAGCAATCATTAGCGCCGCGATTTACGCCGAAGACCAGATGTAGCCAACCATCGAACACCACAGCCGCCCATGAGGCGGTTTTTTATTGCCTGGAGGAGCGCATGGGCGCAGCACAGCAGGTTGAAATCTTCGGCGCCAAAGGCGGATCGGACAAAACAAAGACCCAAACCGAGGCGCCGGATAGCCTGCGCTCGGTGGCCATGGCCAAGATCCTGATCGCCATGGGCGAGGGCGAGTTCGCTGGCAATCCGACCGCCCAGGACATCTACCTGGACAACACGCCGCTGCAAGACCCCCAAGGCAACATGAACTTCCCGAATGTGAAGTGGGAGTATCGCAACGGTTCTATTGAGCAAGGCTACATCCAAGGCATTCCGTCGGTAGAGAATGAAACTGCCCTGGGTATCGAGCTGCGTAGCGGTACGCCTTGGGTGCGCGCGATCAGCAACACCGAGCTGTCGGCCGTGCGCCTGCGCTTCGCTTGGCCAGCCCTGCAATCGGTAGACGCCAATGGCAATGTGAACGGCTACCGCATTGAGTACAAGGTTGAGCTGGCCACCGACGGCGGCGCCTATCAACAGGTGCTGAGCGAAGCCGTGGACGGCAAAACCACCAGCACTTACGAGCGCACTCGCCGTATTGATCTGCCAGTGGCGACCAGTGGCTGGCTGATACGTGTCACTCGCATCACGGCCAACCAGAACAACAACAACAAGATCGCCGACACCATGCAGATCGCGGGCTTCACCGAAGTCATCGACGCCAAGTTGCGCTATCCGAACACAGCGCTGCTCTACATCGAATTCTCCGCCGAGCAGTTCCGAAACATCCCGGCGGTGACCGTTGAAACCAAGCTGAAGAAAATGCCGGTGCCTAGCAATTACGACCCGGAAAGTCGGTCCTACACTGGCATCTGGGATGGGACTTTCAAACAGGCTTGGACCGACAACCCAGCCTGGATGACTTACGACATCACCGTCAGCGACCGCTTCGGTCTCGGCCGCCGGATCAAGCCGTGGCAGGTCGATAAGTGGGAGTTGTACCGGATCGCTCAGTATTGCGATCAACTGGTGCCAGACGGAAAGGGCGGGCAAGAGCCGCGCTTCATCTGCAATCTCAACTTGCAAGGCAAGGCCGATGCCTGGTCGTTGCTGCGCGACATCTCGGCGATTTATCGCGGCATGACCTACTGGGCACAAGGGCAGCTGTTTAGCTTGTCCGACATGCCTCGGGCTACTGACTTCGACTTTGCCTACACCCGCGCAAACGTCATCGACGGCAAGTTCACCTACTCGAGCGCTTCGGAGCGCACCCGGTACAGCCGAGCCCTGATCAGCTACGACAACCCGGCCAACAACTACGACACCGACGTCACCTCGGTGACCGATCCGACGCTGCAACGGCGGTACGGCGACAACCCGTTGGAGATCAGCGCCATTGGCTGCACCCGGGAGTCGGAGGCGCAGCGCCGCGGCAAGTGGGCGCTGCTGACCAACTCCAAAGATCGCGGGATCTCGTTCAAGGTGGGCCTCGATGGTCGCATCCCTCTGCCTGGGTACGTCATCCCGGTGGCCGACGAGCTACTGGCGGGCCGCGCAATCGGCGGGCGAATCTCCGCAGTTGCTGGTCGCACCATCACCCTGGACCGCGACACTCAAGCCAAGGCCGGCGACCGACTGATCTTGAACCTGCCCAACGGCAAGTGCGAAGGGCGCACTGTGCAATCCGTGGCGGGGCGTGCGTTGACTGTCACTGTCGCGTATTCGGCAGTGCCAGAGCGCGAACTTGTCTGGGCGCTCGATGCGGACGACCTGGCTGTGCCGTTGTACCGGGTGACATCTGTGTCGCGACCGGAACCGGGCGTTTTCGAAATCTCGGCCGTTCAGTACGACCCAAGCAAGTTCGCGCACATCGATACCGGTGCCCGCCTGGAAGAGCGGCCAATCAGCGTGATTCCGATCACCGTGGTACCGGCGCCGGCCAGCGTGACGCTCACATCGAGTTCGGTTGTCTCCCAGGGCATCGCCGTTGCCACCATGTCGATCACCTGGCCGGCGGTGCCCGGTGCGGTCGGCTATGACGTGGAGTGGCGCAAGGACAGCGGCAACTGGATCAAAGTGCAACGCACCGGGATGGCCAGCGTCGACGTCACCGGCATCTACGCTGGCGCCTACGTGGCGCGGGTACGGGCAGTCAGTGCCTTCGACATCTCGTCGGTCTGGCGCAACTCGATCCTGACCAACCTCAAGGGCAAAACGGGTCTGCCGCCGGCCGTGTCTTTCCTGACGGCCACCTCGCTGCTGTTCGGCATAGGCCTCAAGTGGGGCTTTCCCGCTGGCGCCGAGGACACCCAGCGCACGGAGATCTGGTATGGCCCGGCCAACAACCTGGCCGCAGCTACCAAGCTGGCAGATCTGGCCTACCCGCAAAGCGACTACGCAATGCAGAGCCTACTGGCTGGCGCCTCGTTCTTCTTTTGGGCGCGCCTGGTAGACCGGATCGGCAACCTCGGCCCGTTCTACCCAGTGGTAAACGGCGTGCTGGGGCAGGCCAGTTCCGAGGCTGGCCCTATCCTGGACATGATCGCCGGCCAGATTGGCGAGTCCGAGCTTGGACAGGATCTCTTGGGCAAAATCGAGCTTATTGATGGGCCTGCGACTCTGCTCGGCAGCGTGAACAATCGCCTGAAAGAGCTGGACGATCAGCTTCAGGAGCAGATCGATGCCATTGGCGATATCGTCGACACACTGGAATACGACCCGGCGAAGACCTACGTCACTGGCGACAGCGTTCGGCAAGGGCAGCGTTTGTATCAGGCATCCCAGGCCGTGCCAGTTAATCAGCCACCACCCAACGCCACCTACTGGCTGGATGTTGGTCAGATCGTTAAGGACTCAAATGGCCTGGCTGCTCGCGTAACAACGTCGGAAACCAAGATCACCAGCATCGAGGGGGTCAATACTGCCCAGGCTACCGCCATTACCGGGCTGCAAACGTCGCTGAACGGCAAGGCTGATGCGTCAGCGGTCAACAATCTGACAACTCGCGTTACTTCCGCCGAAGGCAGCATCAGTAGCCAGGGCTCGGCCATCACCGGTTTGCAGAACTCTGTGGCTGGCAAGGCGGACGCTTCGGCACTCAACTCGTTGTCCAACACTGTTACTCAGCAGGGCAGCACGCTGACGTCCCAAGGGGCAGCCGTCACGGCTCTGACCAATCGGATGACAGGCGCGGAGGGCGTGAACACCGCGCAGGCTCAGGCCATCGACCAGATCGATACCAAGGTGGAGGACATCGACGGGATCGTGTCGTCTCAGGCAACAGCTATTCAGGCTTTGAGTGCTTCGACACGAGACGACAACGGTGAGGGCGATCTGACGGATGCGCTGTGGGGCTGGACCAGCACGGCGGCCATTGCCACGGAGGAGAAAGTTCGCTCGTCAGAAAATGAGGCTTCGGCGCGCCGGCAGACGACACTCGAAGCCAAGATTGGCACCAACGAAGCCAGCATCACCACTCTTGAACAGGTGGTGGTTAACAACCAGCAAGCCACTGCTCAGCAGATCACCCAACTGAGTACGACGGTCGATGGGCAGGGTTCGCAGATCGGCCAACAGCAGACGATGATCGAGACCAACGCCTCGATCATCAACGACGTGAACGGCAAGGTGGCGGCGACCTGGTCGGTGAAGATGCAGTACATCACCTCCACCGGTCAGTACATCGCTGCCGGGATCGGTCTCGGCATCGAGAACACCCCGGCAGGACTCCAAAGCCAGTTCCTGGTCAGCGCGGATCGGTTCGCCATCGTCAACACCATGGCCGGCGGCGCAGTGTCTGTTCCGTTTGCGGTACAGGGCGGCCAGGTGTTCATGAACTCGGCGTTCATTCAGGACGGCACTATCACTAATGCCAAGATTGGTCAGGTCATTCAGTCCGATAATTATATCTTCGGAACTCAAGGGTGGGCCATCAACAAGAGTGGCGGCTTTGAAATGAACGGGGCAAGTGCAAGTGGTCGGATGCAACTATCACCCAATGCCTTGAAGTTCTATCACGCCAACGGTGTGCTTGGTATCGACCTTAGTTTGTAAGGAGCAAGCTGGTGACGGGATTAATAATAAAAAATTCGGCTGGTCAAGTATTGGTTGATATGACCATGAACATTAGCCAAACAATGGGCTCGGTCGATACTGGGGCTGTGAATGGTGGCATCACCATTCCAGCTCCACCGGCTGGTAAATCTATGTACTACATCACCGTGCCATTGGTATCTACTGGCCTCGGCACAGGGAAGTTGCCCGGTGTAACCCTCTCTGGTACTTCATTGACATGGGCTTACTCCTACCCAACGAATGGTTGGGGATATTACTCAGTAAATGCACGAATTTATTATGGGTATTACTGATGCCTCAACTAATTGTTAGGAAAGAAGATGGTAGCCTGCTGATTGATACCAGCAGGATTACCTATGGATTGGTTAAAAGCGGTTACCTTGCTTATAGCTCGTCGTGGACGCGTAGAACAATTGCTTCTGCTCAACTGGACCCCAATGATGGTGCAAACTGGACCGCCTCTACGCAAGTAAACGACCCAGCATATGCTGATCAGATGTGGAGTTTCACGATCACCAATGCCCGCTCACCAATTGTATTCATTGTAGGCTCGGGCGTCCTGAATGGTAGCACTGCTTCTGGAACAAGCATTACCTTCCACTATTCGAATGCCAGTACGAGCACCAAGTTTTACTGCTTTGACTTGATGGCTGACAACTTTGCGGGATCGCCATACCTGAAGACGTATAACTCAGCTGGTGTGCTTACATTCAATTCACTACAACCACCATTGAATATCGAAGGGGTTTACACGCCGCCGCCACCAACAGCACCTACTGGGGTGTATGGTGTACAAGCTGCTTACACCGGTGGATACCCACTATCGCGAGCTAATACCAGCGATAACTATACAGTGAAGATGGATTACCGTTTCGATGTCGCGCTAACAGCAGGTGTGGAATATGCAGTGTTCTTACCTTGGTCAAGAGGTGGTGGCTGCAATGACTCCCAGGCGCCTGCTCCATGTATGTATGGTATTGGTGAAGGTGCGTTCGGCAGAGTTGGTGGTATCTCATTTATGTTCGGTGCATTCGGTGGGACAACTATAACGATTGGTACAGCACCACGTCCTGCTGGATGGTACAACATCCCGACAGATCGATATCCTACGGCGCTTTTCATCACAACTACCAATCTCCCATTCCCATTCGGTTAAGGAAAATACTATGGCTTGGTATAAAGCCGAGCTGGTTTACCGTCCATTTCTCTGCGCCAAATTACTGGCCTGAACACCTTGTTTTCTGGAGATATTCAATGCCCTGGTACAAATCAGGAACGGTCTCTGTCACCCTCAATTCCAGCGCCGTGATTGGCACGAGCACCGCCTTCATTGCAAACGCGCGCGTGGGCGATGCCTTTCGCGGCCCCGATGGCGCCTGGTACGAGGTCACCAACATCGCCAGCGACACAGCGATGTCGATTTCACCGACGTACAAGGGCGTGACCACCGCAGCCGGGAGCTATGCCTTGGCGCCCATGCAGGGCTACGTCAAAGACTCGGCGGATGCGTTGCGGGCTTTGGTCAATACCTATGGGGCAAAGCTCGCTGCATTGGGTACGACCGGCAATTACGACACTCTTCCGGTATCGAAGGGTGGGACGGGTGGTACTACGCAGGCACTTGCTCGCTCAGGGCTGGGTCTTGGGACCGCCGCCGTGGCGGATTTGCAGGCCAGCACTGTCGATGTAACCCCGGGCGTTGCATTGATTCCCGGAGCCTTCGGCCTGGGCGGGGTAACGATCGCTATCGCTGAATCGCAGATGGATAGCGCGCGCGGCACGACGCTTATGAACGTGTCTGCTGGAGGACTCGGCAAGCTTCCGACGAACTCAAACCACTACGTCTTCCACTTCAACAACCCAAGTGCCGGTTACGCATTTCAGGTGGCGCGATCGGTTGTTGGCGGCCAGGAATACACTCGCTATCAGGTCGCCGGGGTTTGGGATGCGGTATGGACCCGCAACGCAAAATCCGGCGCAAACTCGGACATTACTTCGTTGACTGGACTGACTACGCCGCTTTCATTGGCGCAGGGCGGAACCGGGAAAGCCAGTATGGGCGCTGCTGCTGTTGGCGCAGTGTCGCAATCGAGTGGCGTGCCAACCGGGGCCGTCATTGAAAACGGTGGCACGGTCGCGGGTTACTACACCAAGTACGCGGACGGCACGATGGTGTGTTGGGGTTATACCGCACCGCTAACAATTGCTATCACCAACCTGAATGGAGGCAGTGCTGGATTGTATTTTGGAAATTATTCCAAAACCTTTCCTGCAGCGTTCTCCACACTGCCGAGCGTCAAGTGCTCTTATGCCGTCACCAGTAAGCTGATCTGGGAGGGGCCTGTTGGCGATACAACCAAAACTGGATTTTCGTCCTACTTGATCAGTGATAATGCTGTCAACACAGCAGGAACCTTTTATTGGATTGCCATTGGGAGATGGTTTTAATGCTCATTAATTTATATCCCGTGCGCCGGGATGACACTCTCGAAGTGTCGAGAAACGGAAACGTCCTCACGCTGAATGGAGAGGATTTTGATCTTTCCCAATTACTTGATGGCAGCACGCTGCCGGCCAGCGCGATTGCCTCGCCGTGGTTCAATGGGCCTATCGATAATGTTGACGGCCGATTGGTGATGACGCTGATTTTGCCGATTCCCGCGAACTACAGTCCGGAACAGGCGTTTCCACTGCCGATCCACGCGTTGCAGGATGGTCCTGTGCATCTTCCTCAGCCGCTACCGAAAGAACCAGCTAATGACTCTGCGGGCGTCGAGTCGGAGGTATCCGATGGGCAACATTGATTGGTCGCAAATGGTTACCCAAGCCATGAAGGACGCCGCCGTGTTGGCCGCGCACCTTGCCGAGGCCAAGGCCGAACTCGCCGCAAAGAATGCTAAGGCAGTCGCGCAGATTGCCCGTATTCAGGATCGCGTCGACACGATCGGTTTCGGAATCGAGATCGGCGAGGCCACGCTCGAGGACGAGGCAGAGCAAGCTGCGCTGTTGCTGACCCTGAAGGCCTGGAAGGCGTACAAGTATGCCCTCGGCAAGGTTACGGTTCAGCCGACGTGGTACCAGGCCCCCGTATGGCCCGTTGAGCCACCCATCCCCGAAATCATCGCCGCGCCGATGCTGGGCTCCGCCGAAACCATCTGACCGCGCCAAACAACGCACCCGCCATCGAGCGGGATTTTTTTGCCTGGAGAAAAGTGATGACCGTATCCGAGAGAGACCGCGACATCCTCGCCCGCACGCTGTGGGGGGAGGCCCGCGGCGAATCCCTGGCCGGCCAAATCGCCGTGGCCTGCACCATCCGCAACCGCGTGAACGACGGCAAGGACAAGTCGTGGTGGGGGGAGGGCTATGCCGGTGTGTGCCAGAAGCCGTACCAGTTCAGCTGCTGGAACAGGAACGACCCGAACTTCGCCTACCTGAGTGGCGCCAAGCAGATCCCGTTCCGCGAGCTCGCGCAGGCGCGGATTGCCGCAGACCAGGTAATCGACGGAAAGGTACCGGATCCCACCGGCGGCGCCACGCACTATTACGCGACCAGCATGAAGACGCCTCCGGCCTGGGCCGCGAAAGCGAAGCAGACCCTCAAGCTGGGTGGTCACGTCTTCTTCAAGGATGTGCCATGAAACCGATCTGGCGGCGAGTCCTTCCGTACATCGCTGCGCTGGCTCTGGTAGCCGGGGCGCTGTTCGGCGCCTATCACCACGGCGTCACGGTCACGGATGAAAAGTGGCTGTCCGATTGGAATGCCCGTGACACCCGGGACGCAGAGGCGAGAACGCTCAATGAGGCTGTCGAACGCACCAAAGAGCAGGCCTACCAACAGTCAATCAACAAGGCGGTCCAAGATGGTCAATGCACGATCGATCAAGCCACGGCTGATGCTACCGCTGCTCGCGCTTCTGCTGACGGCCTGCGCGGTGCAGCCGACAACCTTGCCGCGCGACTCGCAGCCAGTGAAGCCAGCGGCCATTCCTGCACTGCCGCCGCAAGCAAGGCAGCTGCCCGCGCCGCAGTATTGCTTGCCGACGTGCTCAAGCGCGCTGACCAGCGAGCGGGCGATCTGGCTGAAATTGCTGACCAGGCCCGAGCCCGGGGAGTGACCTGCGAGCAGGCATATGATGGCTTGGGCGGTTAGCCACGATACAGGCTCGGCAAGCGGAAGTTACCGATTTAAATATTTGGTTTCGATGATTCAATTAATGCTACGAGTGACTTTCCAAGATATTTCGCTCCCTCTTTCGTCAAGTGTCCCGGATCGAAGAAAATTGGCTTGTTTTCCGGTGTCAATACTACGCAGCTTATTTCACTCGGGCAGGTGAGCTGCATCATGTCTACAAAATTTATATTTTTTGCACTAGATAATTTGGTATTTATTGCCATAGTTTCTTTGCTTTTAAAGCGACTAGCGAAATGAGTTATTTCAGTGGATGGCCTCATGGCGATGGCAATATCGATACTGCTTTTGGACAGGCTTTTTTGACCGAATACAAAAACCTTGGCCTTCGTCATTGAAGTTATTTTTTCAATTGCTTTTAGATTGTAGTCTAAGGTTTCTGTGTTCCAATGAAATGCGATATATATTTTGTCTGCGGAATTTAGCAGTTGGCTATCAATGGCTCTTGCCATCCTTTCCTTGCATGGGGCAATTAGGTCTGGTCTTTGTATGGTTAGTGTGTTGACTTTTGTGAAAAATTTATCTTCGTCCGACCTGTCGATGTAGAAGGTGCTACAATTTGTGAATACAATACGAGAAACGATATCTGAATTTGATGTGTAACCGTCTTCGGCCAGGACGTTAACGATGTCTGCTGCTTGTGAGTCGCCAATAACGAGTATTTTTTCTTTTGTTGATGTGAGGTCGAATCCTTCTCTCAGATCTAGCTGAAGTTCACGATCCCATACATATTTATCGAGTTCTGTCTGGTTGATTTTTGTTATGTTGAGTAGCTCTTGCGGCATTCTCCAGTTCCAGCCATCTTTTGCCCAGCTATTCGCAGAAATAATGATTATTACAACAGAGCATCCCAGTATGGCTAAGCTGAATTCTGGCCCGTTAAGCTTTGATTTTGCGGCACTTCGGAATGGTTTTTCGATTGTCGCGTAAAGGATCATTGCAGAAATAAATGTTAGAGCGACGAGGCCAGTTGTCCCAAATGGGGAAATCTCATCGATAACAACGTAGGTTGTGAATACCAATATTGGCCAGTGAACTAAGTATAGCGAATAGCTTATTTCACCAATTTTCGTGGCGATTTTTGAAGAGAAAGGCCGTGCAATTGCTGAATTCGCGCCGCCAAAAATCATTAGCGCGGCGCCGGCAACTGGAACCATGGCTGCATAGCCTGGAAATATAGTAGTTTTGGAATTGAAGAAAAATATTGAGTAAGTTATCAGTGCGAGCCCGATGATGTACGCTAGATCATAAAACCATTTTTTTACTTGTAGGCGTTCGGAGAATAGAATAATCCCACCAAATAAAAATTCATGAAATCTAAATGGAGTTAGATAAAAGGCGCCCGATGCGTCTGTGCTGAGGTATGTTACTGCATAGTATCCGCCTATCAGCAGAAGCGCTAATGTAGGAATGATCAGCTTGTTTGTTAATTTTGTTATAAGTATAAGAAGAATTGGCCACAGTATGTAAAACTGAATCTCAACGCTGAGCGACCAAGTGTGTAGTAATGGTTTTACTATGGAGTCAGTGTCGAAGTACCCGCTTTCCATCCAGAAAAAAATGTTTGAAAGACCAGTGAGTGCATAAACAGTTGCACCGGACATTTGTTTGAAGTCGGCGGGTGAAAAGAACAAAAATGCAGCAATATAGGATGCCGCTATTGTTGCCAGCAGCGCTGGAATCAATCGACGGACGCGACGAAAATAGAAGTCGGAAAATTCAAATCGCCCTAAGTGTTGCTTTTCAATTACCCCTTTTGTTATCAAATAGCCACTGATAACAAAGAATATATCTACCCCAACAAAACCGCCTGAGAAGAGACCTATTTTGAAATGATAAAGAATAACTGAGATAACGGCGATAGCACGCAACCCATCAATATCAGGTCTGTAATTTTTTATTGGTGTCATAGCCAAAGATTTGCCGATATTGGCTGGCGAGAGAGACGTCATTATGGCAGGGTGCTCCTAAGGCACTTTTTTCTGTCGGCATCATACTGAATCTACTTTATTTAGTCTCCTCATAAAGTGGGCACCGAACTGAACGATCACCAAGTCGACGGTGTCAAGCAGAGGTGTCAAGACGGTATGGAGTCCTCAAAGTCACTTGGCATCCAACTGATGCCCTCTCGCCGAAATATCCAGTTCGCAAAGTTGCTCGCGCCGAGTCGCCGCCTCATCCGATCTCGATCTAAGGTTTGCCATCGCTTCATCACGCTGCTTGATCGCCTCCGTGTGCATCTCGACCAGCTTGAATATTTGCTCTCGCGCATTGCGCAGCTGTAGGTTCAATTCCTCGAACTCGTTCTCGTACATCCGTAGCTGGTGCCTGCAGGTTTCGAGTGGTGTCGGGCTGCCGAGCCAGTCATCGTTGTCTTCGATTTCGTGCGGGTCCATCGTCGCGCCTTAAAGATACTGTTTGTATATGCAGTAATTGAGGCATGTCACTTTTGGCGAGGGCATAGCGACGAGTTGCGCTGATGATGTCTCGTAGCCATCGTTGTGGGTCGGTCAAAGTCAGCCCATCCTGTCGACTCAGGCAGTGAAAGCGGCGCACATGAACAAGCAGTTGATCGGGTATTCGATCGTCTTGGCGGTCGGCTGGGTTTCAGTGGTTCTGCTGGTGATGTATTGGATGTCGCAGTGAAGGTGATCAATTGGAAGTTTTGACGTTGGGTGACAAGATCGATCGCGAGGCGGACAAGCTGCTGGCCCAGATCGCACGGGCCGATTCAATGTTGATCGCGGCGAAGGCGGGCGCTCGGGCCGAAGGGTTCGTCCTTGGCCTGGAGGCAGGGAGAGTATTGAACGCTGACACTATTGAAAAGATGTACATCGCCTTCGATGCCGCCACCGAGGCCCGGCTCAAAGTACTCGCGCAGCCGTAAGTCTTTTCACTCTGGCGTCATCATGACGGCCAGGCTCATCTTGATGAATTCCTCGTTCCGGTCGATCGCCTCAAGGGCGCCGCGCACATTGTCGGCGACATCGGCTGATCCGCGGGCTTCGACCCAGTTCGAGAGTTCCATGATGGCCGCTTCGAGGGCGAGCTGGTTTTCGTTGATTTTGAAGAGCAGGGAAGGCAGCAGGTCTGAATTCGGCATGGCTGGGTCCTCGGTTATGAGGTCAGCGTAGCACCACGTTGAGAGGATATTTAACGGTCGGCAGAACGCCGGGAAGGGAAACTACTGTAGGAATATACAACGCTAAGTTGTTGATTCTTATGGGGCGAAGCGGCGGTTTTGCACCCCCTATAAACAGACTAGTTTTCTTTATGGATCAATTGCTTGCGTAGGTTTCGGGGTCACCTTGACATGGTGGGGGTCGTTGGTTCGAGTCCAATCGCGCCTACCAAACAAAATCCGCTCTGCTGGGCGGTCTGGAAGGGCTCACCGAAAGGTGGGCCCTTTTTTGTGGTCTGCGATTTGCAAAGCCCTCACTCAAAACGCCAACCTGGCCTCTCGTCTGCATGCCCCATCAGCGCTTGAATGTACTCCTGCGGAAATTCTGCTGTTCGCCAAAATAGTCGGGTGTCACGGAAGTCCAGTGATCTTTCGCGTCGATCTGTCTCCAAAAGCCCGGCCAGTGAGCCGGGTTTTTCGTTCACGCCATTCGTCCACTGCTTTGCACTTACCCGCGCTTCAGCGTCTCTCATGTTCAAGCACGGACATTTCACGTAACCATACGGAGAACCAGCATGGATATTGATGAGAATGCTCCAGGAAACATATCGCAACAGGGTGGAGCGGGTAGCAGCGCGGATAACGAAACAGGCCATGATCCAAGGCGGCCTGAAGTGTCGCTAAAGAAATCCAGGATCAACCCAGGCAGTGGGAAAAATGAGCTGGGGAATGATCGGGATTCGACCTATGTGTCTGATCCGTTTGGTTCAGACACGGCGCCTAATAATCCAAAGCACGATCCCGTAGCTAAAGGGAACTCCTACAGTCCAGATTTCAAATCCGAGCCTGAACATAAACCGGTTCAAGATGCTGATATAGATACCCAAGGCGGTTAGTTCAGGCCAAACATCTGCGTATGGAGAGTCAGCATGTACATTGATGAGAACGCTCCTATAAACACTTCCCGACAGAGCGATGATCCCGGGCGTGAAGAATCTGAAGTTCCGCTGCCTGCGGACGACGAAGCACCTGTCGATGAAGAAATGGTAGATGTAGATGCCGTTAACTCGGTGACGAGTGAGTATCCGGAAGCTGGAAAAAGCGACCACGTTGATGATCCTGTCGTTGAGCCACCGATGAACGTTCAGGACGAAAATGATAAGGAGGCCCGCGGCGTACCTGCGAGCGACCCTGAATCAGGCGCTTGAGCTCCAGCGATCAGATGCATTGGGATGTTCAGTTGCACTTCAATGGACGGTACTTCGAAGCTCCCAACGATCTGGAGGTGGCGCTCGCTCAGTTCGGTCGACTTTCCTGCTTTTTCCCTGGCCATTCTCGCGTGGTTCATTGCGATTTCGTTGAGCGTTGACACGTTACATCTCCCGGTGACTGACCAAGCGTATCGCTGGCGTCCTTAAGCATTGATTGAATGGCTGCAGCGTCAGAATCCTGTCGTTCCGGCGCTGCTACGGGCGATCTGTGCAAGCCTCAAGCCATGGATGCCAGCGAATTCCTCGTGGTGTTCTGGCAGGCGACGAATGGCGAGCCCCTGTGAATGATGCCCCGGATTTTTTGTCATTCAGGCGTAAACTAGCAGTGCGACCTCATCAAAAGGAGCCGCCTATGAACGCCGATCAAGTGAGCAAGCTGGCATCTGTGGACACGGCTGTCTGGGATCGATACTTCTGCGCTGCATTGATTGCCGAAAGCAATCTGACTGCCCCGATTGTGGGTGGAGCTACCCACGAGGACAGGCAGAACCTGTTGATCGAGAGGGCCAGAACCCTCGCGGATAAAATGATGCAAAACCGAAGATAACCAGAGCCCAGCCGTCGCGCTGGGCTCTTTGCATGTGGGGTTATGCACCAATGCTGGCGATGTTGGCGTTGCGGATCAAACGATCAACTCTACCTTGCCGCTCGCCAGGCGATAGATTCCGCCCACGATCTTCAGCGCGCCTTTGCTCTGCGCATCGGTCAGTAAAGGTGAGGCCTGTTTCAGGCTATTGACCGAATTCTTGACGTTTTGCGCGGTGGCGTTTTCCATCAGGTTCCCGGGTTGCTTGAGTACTGCCTCAACTGCCGACTTGAGTGCGTCAGTCAGTTTCGGGATATGGCCGGGGAAAACCGTCTGATCCTTGACCGCCTTGATACCGGCTTCGATGGCGCCGCAGCTTTCATGGCCCAGTACGAGAATCAGCGGGGCGCCCAGTACGGCAACTCCGTATTCAAGACTGGCCAGGCCTTCCGGGGTAACGAAGTTGCCCGCGACGCGGATGGAGAAAAGATCGCCGCGCGCGGTGTCGAACGCGTATTCCGGGGCGATTCTCGAGTCAGAGCAACTCAGGACAGCCACGAACGGATTTTGACCGGACACCAGGGCCTCTCGTTCAGCCTTGAAATCGTGCGTCGTGGAAGTACCGCCTACATATCGTGCATTGCCCTCCATCAGTCTTTTCAACGCTATGTCGGGACTGATTACGTTTTGAGGTTTGGGTGGGGCTGACGCTTTTTCAGCTGCCTGGATGATCTTGCCGGGTAGTGTGCCGGTCAGCAGCAGGGCGCCTGCGCTCAAACCGGCAAATTGAAGAAAACGACGACGGCCTGTTGTGTTTGAAGCAGAGCTTGAATCACATGATTCACACATGACTTTGATTACTCAGTTCAATGCGGTGGGAGTGAGTTGCTGTTGGGGCGGGTACTGCCACGGACGCTCAATACCGGCGCAGTGGAGTCTAGTTGGTCTGTCATATTGTGTTTCGGGCATTGTCCTCGGCTGCCGTGCACGCAACCATTTCATGGGCTACTACTGACAGGCTCATACAATTTCGACCTGACAGGAGTTTCTCGATGCTGACTCACTGGTTTCTAGCGGCGGTTCATCTTCTCGCATTGGCCTTGGGGTTTTGGGCTGTGTTGGTTCGAGGCACGGCTCTTCGGCGCTTGGCCGATGGGGGCGCAGAGGTGCGCAGTGTTCTGGTGGCGGACAATATCTGGGGTATTTCAGCTGTCGTTTTACTGATCAGTGGTGGGATGCGAGCGTTTGGCGGGTACGAGAAGGGCACGGACTATTACCTGCATCAGCCGCTGTTTCATCTGAAGATGACACTGTTCGTCCTGATCTTGCTGCTGGAAATCGCACCCATGGTGACGCTGATCAAATGGCGGATAGCGCTTGCCCGTAAAGTGGCGATCGATTCCGGCCGTGCGAAGCTGTTTGCGCGGATCAGTCATATGGAGGCGCTGCTGGTGTTACTGGTGGTGGTGGCGGCGACGGGCATGGCAAGAGGCGTGATGCTGGGTTGATCGCGCAGTGAACGCATCCTTCTCTGGGGTGAACCAGAAAAGTCTGACAGCAAAGGCGTGGAGCTTGCCGCTAGTATCGGCCCCGGGGGTTTGGGTGGGGGGTGAAAGCGCAGGGCGATGGAGTGCTGAATCTTTAGCCAGCCGTGATTCCGGACTGAACGGGCTGGCTAGTGACTGCAACAGGATTCAGGATTGCGGCTTTTCCGGGGCGGTCAGGCCGGCCTGAATGCGCTGGTAAATTTCTTCACGATGCACTGCAACGTCCTTCGGAGCGTTGATACCGATCCTGACTTGCTGGCCGCTTACGCCGAGGATGGTGATCGTAATGTCATCACCTATGTTTATGCTTTCACCGACTTTGCGGGTGAGTATCAGCATGGTCTTCTCCTTGATTGCTTTGTGGGGCACCTGATTCGGACAGTGCAGAGGTCGGTGTTATGTATAGATTAGTGCGAAGTCTCGCGGTTTGGGTGCCTCTTTCTGACGCGCAGATGCAGCATTAATTCCCAAGGCGTAACTATACAGAGGCCGCCACCATCATTCTCGTTGTTTTGAGCCCATTTTACTGCTCTCGTGCAGTATTCATGGATGTTAAAATCCCCGCTTTAAGCATTTAGAGGGAAACGCCGTGCGCAAAATGGTCTTGGTATTCGCGATATTGGCACTGGCGGGATGTGGCGAGGGCAACAGTGTGGATGCACCGAAGCCTAAACCGGCTATGACCACCATGCCCGCGCCGGTGTCCGGCCCGCAATGGGATCTTGAAGTGCGAGGTGAAACCCCTCAGGCGGTCAGCGATCTGAGTGGCTGGCTGATCGAGCACAGCTTCATGTCCAGCGTCGTCAAGGAGAATGGCAATACCCGAATCCTGATGGGGCCATTCAATTCGAAAGCCGAGGCCGAAGCCAAACAGGATGAAGTCCGTGCGGCGCTCACTCGCTCGAAGAAACAGAACATAGAATTGCTGGTGCTTGAGCGTCCGGTCGCTCAATAACGTTCTGTAGCGCAGACGTTGAAGAAACAAAAAAGGCCTCGGGTGTTTAACCTCGGGGCCTTTGTCGTTTCAGGTGTCCCGTTCTGGCATCAGCCGCAGGCCTTCATGTCTACCGGGCCGACGAACTCGTTGCCGCGCCCCATGACGCACCCCACGCTCTGGTTGCGTTGGCGCTCCCAGGTCTGTACCGGATAGGTCTTGTCCCAGGCTTCGTACAGTTGCCGATCCTGTTTCGACAGGCGCAAGCCATACTGCTTGCTCATGTAGAAGTAGGTCCGGGCGATCATGCCGCGAATGGAAGGGCGGGGCATGACTTTCTTGGCCTTGAAGTCGACCTGGGTCAGGCAGGAACCATATTGCCCCGACTGCTCGGGTAGCCAGCCAAAGCTGAAGTTGCTGCGATCGCCATTGACCTCGCCAATGCTGGGCACCAGGTTATGCAAATCAGCCTCGGCCTTCTGGTAAACCGGGTCGTAGCGGGTGCAGTTCTTGCGGCCGCCCTCTTGCCAGCACTGGCGTTGATGACCGATTTGCCAGGCCGGAACAATATGCTCCCACTCGATGCGGGATGCGCGTTTGGCATTTTTACGGGGCACATAACCGCAGGCGGCAAGGTTCACCCGGTTGCCGGTGTACTTGCAGCCACAGTAAAACTCGGTGGATTGGGGGGCGTAGAGCTTCCACGCCACTTTCTTCGCTTCAGTGAAGGTGCGCGGGGCATCGGCCTGCGCACCCATGACAAAGAACAGAAACAGCAAAGCAAACCAGCGGACACTCATCGACTCAATCTTCCTTCGGCACAACCCAGAAAATCTGCACGCCGCCATCGTCGCGATAGGCGAGGGTGACGTTGTCGTTCTCGTCGATTTCTTCCAGCAAGCGTTCCCATTCATCCACCGGTTCGTCAGGCAGGCGGAAGATCAATGCCGCCCTGGCTTTTTGTGCGGTGGGAGAGTTGATGATTTTCTGAACGCGCAGGCCCATGCGTACATAGGTCTCAGGAGAGGCAGAGGTGGTGTCCACGGAATTATCCTTATTAGGCTGTACGTGCATACAGTATTTAACTGTAGGCAATTTCGCAACTGCTTAAAAATCAAGAAAATCCTCTGACAGCGATTTGTTCCATTTGACGTAAGGCGGAGGGAATTTTTTTGTAAGATCCAGCGGCCGCCACTCGCCAAGGCTGGCGAATGGCGAATGGCGAATGGCGTATGGGGTGCCCGACCGGATCCGGTCGGGCGAGGGCGAATCAGTATTCCCAGAACATCCGTTGCAGCTCTTTGCTGTCGTTGGTCTTGGTCAGAGCGACCATCGCCAGGATACGGGCCTTCTGCGGGTTCAGGTCGTGAGCCACGACCCAGTCGTATTTATCGTCAGGCTGCTCGGCGTTGCGCAGTACAAAACCGCCGGCGTTGACATGGGAAGAGCGAATGATCTGCACGCCGTCCTTGCGCAGGGCTTGCAGGGAAGGGACTACCCGCGAGGATACCGAGCCATTGCCGGTGCCGGCGTGGATGATGGCTTTGGCGCCCGATTGAGCCAGGGCCTTGTAGGCGGTATCGCTGACGTTGCCGTAGGAATAGGCGATCTCGACATCAGGCAGGCTCTTGATGGTCTTGATGTCGAATTCGGAATCCATGGTGTGGCGCTTGGCTGGCAAGCGGAACCAGTAGGATTTGCCTTCTACCACCATGCCCAGCGGACCCCAGGCGCTTTTAAACGCTTCGGTCTTGATGTTGATCATTTTGCTGACGTCGCGACCCG